GCCCCGCCGGTGGCCTACGCGGCGGTCCGGTGCGCGATGTGGAGCGACGCCGGCCAGGGGATGGCCACGTACACGCTGTGGCCCGTGGTCGCGTTCGATGACTGGCCCAAGGAGCGGAAGACGTTCGTCAACTTCGCCGAGCTGCGGAAGCTCCGCGGCGGCGGCGCCCCCGAGTCGATCGACCTGGACGGGATGCTGGTCGACGTCGACGGCGAGCCCTGCGTCTTCGGCGAGCACATGGGCCGGATCTACGTGAACGTGACGCGCGGCCCGCTGCGCGCCGCGGTCCCGGTGCCGGCGCCGCGGACGGAGCTGGAGCGCCACCTGCCCGAGCCCGAGCAGCACCCCGTCCCGAAGATCGAGCCCCTGGCCGCGCACAAGAAGGCGGCCGCCGCGCACCACCTGGACGTGAAGTACGGGCTGAACGCCAACGGCGTCTACACGAAGCCCAAGAAGGTCGTGGTCCCGGTGCCCAAGTCGGTGAACGGCCACGTCACGCTGCAGGTCGCGCAGGGCGGCGACGGCCGCTGGCGCGGGCACGCCGACTACGGCCTGAAGGGGACGGGCGTGGGCGCGTTCGGCTGCGGAGGCCTGCCCGGCGCCGGCCGCGGCAACACGTACGCCACCGAGGACGAGTGCCTGCACGCGCAGGTGGTCGAGGTCCTGAAGAACCTGGACGCGCGGGCCGAGACGCCGCGCGCGAGGAAGCTGGCCGAGGCGGTCCGCGCGAAGTGGCCCGAGGCGCCGAAGCTGACGAACGTCCGGTACATCCGTGACAAGACCCCGAAGCCCAAGGCCGCCGCACCTGGTGCGCGGCCCCTGAGCTACGGCCAGTGGCTGGCCACGTTCCGCAGCGTCTACCAGGTCGAGCAGCCGCGCACCCCCGGCGCCCCCGTGTGGTCGAAGGTCGAGACCGACGGCCGCCTCCTGGAGCTGTTCAAGCAGTACCCCAAGCTCCGGCCGAGCGACGCCGCGCGCGGCTTCGTCGCCGCCGCCGCCGCCGACGACGACGAGGGCGACGGCGACGGCCGCGAGTGGAGGGGCGCGTGATGGACCCGATGATGCGCGGGGGCGACGGGCCCAGCCTCTTCGACGCGATCCCGCCGGCGCCGCCCGACGACATCGTGACGGTCGGCGAGGGCGGCGAGGACGGCGAGGGCGCCCCGCTGTGCCCCTACTGCGGGGCGAAGATGGTGGAGTACCGCCACACGCTCAACGTGGGGCTCTGCGTCGGCCTGAAGCGGCTGGGGATGGCCGGCGGCCGCGCCCACCTGAAGGACCTGCGACTGACGTACAGCCAGCGCTGCAACTTCCAGAAGCTGCGCTATTGGGGGCTGGTCGAGAACGTCCTGGCCAACGACCGGATCCGCTCCGGCGTCTGGGCCCTGACGCCGTTCGGCGAGAGGTTCCTGACCAACAGCCTGCCCTGCCCCATGATCATCGTCACCTACCGCGCCGTCCCGGTGCGGAGCGAGTGGCCCGCCCGGTACGCGTACGAAATCCGCGAGCGCCGCTGGTGGGAGCTTGAGGACTACGTCGACAACCAAGAGCCGCACTGATGCCGCGCGACCCCCAGACCCTCGGCGAGTGGCAGCTGGCCGCCGACGCCGCCAGCTTCATGCTCACCCTGGACGCCGCCCGCCAGTACGGGTTGGTCGAGGGCGGCCCCGAGGTCGACGTCGCACGCGCCTGGCAGATCCTGGAGGGCGCCCGCCGCCGCGGGATCTTCCCGGCGCCGATCCAGGAACTGTGTCGGAGGATGATCCGATGAAGGCCGTGAGCTGGCTGGGCGTCCACCGCCACGTCGACCGGCCGCCCGTCGACCAGGCCGGCGACGCCGAGCTGCCGATCGCCGTGTGGCGCCTGATGAACCGGCTGAGCTACCGGGAGCGCGAGGTCCTGAAGCTGCGCTTCGGCCTGGACGGCGGCGGCAAGCGCACGCTCCAGTCGATCGCCGAGCTGTGGAGCGTCCAGCGCGACCGCGTGCGGTCGATCGAGTCGAGGGCGACCTTCAAGCTCGCCAGGCTGGGGCGGCCCCTGACCCCGTTCTACTTCCACGACCGCCACGACCCCGAGCGCGTCGGCAGCTGCTACTGGCGGTAAACGATGCACTACGAAGAAGTGGGGGACGTCATCCCCGGCGACCTGTTCGAGCTGTACGCGGGCCCGGCGTTCGCCGGCGTGAAGGGCCGCGTCGAGCGCGTGCTGCAGGCGGCCAACGCCGTCGGCAAGAGGGGCCACGTCGTCTACTGGATGGACCTGAGCGGCGGCGCCGACCACGGGAAGGAGTTCCGCAGCCCCTGGAGCTTCTTTCGCGAACACGCGCGGCGCGTCGGCCGAGGCTGAACGCAAAGGGCCCGGCCGCCTCATGCGACCGGGCCCCGTGCTCGGCATCCTGCCCATCCCTGCACACAAACCCCAATCCCTCTACGGCGGGGCGTGATCAGTCCTCATCGAGTGGCTCGTCGTGCCAGTAGTTCGCGTCCGTGAAGATGTCCGGCCGGTACTTCGCCTTGGTCGCTTCCTCGCAGGCGTCGCACACGAAGGCGACGAAGATGTTGCGCGCGTCGACCAGCTGGTGGCGCGGGAGGTTGCTACCGCAGCTGCAGGTCCGCTCGGTGCGTGGTTGCCAGCTCACAGCGTCACCGCCTTCCCGGCCGAGTCGAAGACCGGCGCCCCCTTGGCGGCCTCGATCGCCACGCACTCGATGCAGAAGAACTCCAGCCGCACGTCCGGCCGCCGCTCCAGGTCCCGGTACGGCGCCTCGCAGAAGGGATCCTCCCACACGGCCGCCCCGCACTGGTCGCAAAACGCCGGCCGCACCAGGGCGCCGCCGGGCCCCAGGAGGCTCGGGCGGTTCTTCGTGCGGGCGACGACGACCTTCACCGGGTCGCCGACGCGGCAGCAGTTGCAGATGCGGCACGCGCGGTCCTCTTCGGGGGTGAGGATGAAGGTCGGCAGCAGGTCCCACCCCAGGTGCCGCGCGTGGGCGATGCGGTGCCACCCGTCGATGATCCAGAACTTCCCGGCCTCGGGGATCGCGATGACCGGCCGCCGCGGGTCGGTGGTCGGCCAGTACGCGGGGTCGACCTCCACGCCGCTGTTGGCCAGCGTCTCGCCGTTGGCGCCGTCGATCGGGAAGAACCCGAAGCGCATCGCGTCGGGCGTGACGCCGCGCCGGAGCTGGTCGAGCAGCCCCGGCGCGGCCATGGCGAAGAGCTGGTTGGCCGCCGTGACGTCCCAGGCGTGGACGGTCGTGCCGCCGGCGTTGGTCGCGTTGTACCACTGGCCCTGCCACAGGGCGGGCTCGAAGTTGACGGTGTCCAGGATCATCGCGCCGGCCCTCCCCCGCAGTTGAAGCCGGCGCGCTCCAGGTGCTCGGTCGCCAGCTGGATGAAGTCGGCGCCGCCGGGCTCGCCCATGGCCAGGACGTCGCTCAGGAACTCGCAGACCTCCCGCGGCGTGGCGGCGCTCCGGGCGCGGGCCCGGGCCGCCGCGCGGACGTCGAGCAGGTGGACCCGCATCTCGTAATCGAAGACCTGGCGGACGTCGCCGTCGGTCGCGCCCTCGCCGCCCAGGCCGGCGAAGCGCTTCCGCTCCAGCAGCTCCGCGACGCGATTGGGGCGCATCGCGTCGCGCAGGCTCTTCAGGACGAAGGCGTACCAGGCACGCCGAAGCCTCTCCCTCATCGTGGTCGTTCGCGCGTTCACAGCGTCCTCCATTCCCCGGTGGTCGGGTCTTGAAACTGGATCGACGTGCAGCCGGCGTTGGGCGTGCCGTAGTCGTCCAGCGGGTCGAACGTGTCCGGCTCGGTGCAGCGGCCGGAGTAGTAAAGCTCGCCGTCGTCGTCGTACATGCGGAAGCGGTGCTTCAGCTCCGGCGCGTCGGGGCCGTAGGTGGTCCCGTGCGGGCCCATGACGCCGACGGCGTTGGAGTTGGTGCCCGGCTTCGCGTCGGGCTCGGCGATGTGGTCGGTGTCGATGATCCAGGATGCCACGATCAGTACCCTCCTTTTTGAAGTGCCCGCTCCACCCACCGCCGGACGGTGTGGGCGTGCTCGCGGGTCCGGTGCTTTTGCCAGTCCGGCGCGGCCTGCCAGCCGTCCGCGTCGCTGCGGACGTATTGCACCAGGCAGCCGTTGACGTTTGCCGTGGGGAAGGGCGGGTTCACCAGGTCGCGCCCCTGCGTGGGCACGGCCCAGGGCTTGAGGATGATCCCGCGGTTGGGGCGGTCCGCCTGGTCGAGCGACAGGTCCACGATCACCTGGTTGTCCACCAGCGCCACCAGGTGGCCGGCGAACCGGTCGGGCTTGGGCTCTTTGCCGCGGGCCCGCATCTCGTCGTCGGTCGCGCCCAGGAAGATCGAGTGATACTGACCGCCGAGGTCGAGCCACTGGTTTTGCAGCTCGGGGCCGGGCCACTTGCCGGTCTCCTTCGCGTAGCTCTTGCAGCGGACCGTCAGCTCCTTCGAGAGGATCAGGGCCTTCACGGGGAGCGCGACGGCGTCGAAGCCGAGGGGCCGCAGGACCTGCAGCGCCAGGCGCGTGGCCGCGATGCAGCAGTCCGGCGCCCATTCGCTCTTGAGCACGGGCGAGGCGTAGGTGATCAGGGCGGCCGCGGCGAACACGGGGCGCGGCAGTCGATCGACGGTTGCGTTACTCACAGACGTCTCCTTTTTGCTGGTGCTCACAGGCCAGCTCGTAGCGGCACTTGAGCGCGGCCATCTGCTGGCCGATCCCCATGGACTTGAGCGGGCGGTAGTGCGGGAAGCCGGCCAGGCAGTCGGCGTAGAGGTTGCCGGCGAACACGTCGAAGAACGTGCCGAGGGGGAACTTGGCCCGGAGCTGCGCGGCCACCTTCTCGTTCCAGGTGGTCCGCTCCAGCGGCGTCATGGTCAGCAGCGTGGCGTCGTAGGGGCGGATCACGTCGTCGGGCGCGAGCAGCCCGTGGCGGGCGCTCAGGATCCACCAGCGCCCGGGGTAGGCGACGTCGCAGTAGGCGGCCGCGTTCCTGAAGAGCTGCCCGATGTACAGGTCCCGCGCCGGCAGCGCCGCGTCGGGCCGCTTGGCCTTGCAGCAGGCGACCAGGGCGACCCGGTCGCCGGTGCTGATGGGGCCCTCGCCGATCATGCTTTCGCGTCCCATTTGCCGATTACCTTCCTGTGACCTGCCCCGCCCCCTGGACCCCCGCCTTCAACGCGTTTTAGCCCTGTTTTTCGAGCGAAATCGGGCCCACGTCTCATAAGGCTGATTATGTTAAACACGCCCCGGTCCGGGGCCGTTCCGCCCCCGCCTTTTGAGCGGGGGCCCTTGGTTTCTGCCGATAGTCTGGAAGACTCGCGTCCCTGAGTGCAGCCGGGCCGGTTCCTTGGCGGGACCTGGACTATACCACGGTAGTGAAACCGCGACAAAGCTGTGAGCAAGCCACGACAGGCCAAACCCTCGGCGCGCTACAAAGTGAGGCGCGCATCGCGTGCGCGGGCGAAAGTTGCCGACGGCACGCCCCTCGCTACAGTGCCCGCCGATGACCCCGCCCCTCCAGCTCCTGGCCGCCGTGTCGATCGCCGTGCTGTACCTGCTGGCGCTCAACTTCGCGGCGGACCGAAGGCCCAAGCTGGCCCTGGCGCTCGGCGTGCTCGCGGTGGCGGCGACGCTCCTGGTCAAGCCGATCCTGGCAAGCGACGCCCGAACGAGTCCAACGACGTCACCGAGCAGCTCATCCTGGAGAGCCTCGCAGACCCCGCCGACCGCCGACTGACGGTCACCGAGCGGTGCGAGAAGCTGCGGATCTCCCGCGGCGCCTGGTACCGCCGCCGCGCCGACCCCCTCGTAGCCGCCCGCCGTGCCCGCGCCGTGCGTGACCTGTGCTACGAAAGCCTCGGGCCCATCCTGGACGCGCTGGTCACCTGCGCGGCCATCCCGACGAAGGAGGGGCACCAGGACCGCAAGCTCTACCTGGAGCTGATCGGCGAACACGTCTCGGGCGAGAAGGTCCACCAGGAAGAGAAGAAGAAGAGCGACGGGCTCAGCGACGGCGAGATCGTGCTGCGCTTCGAGGGCAAGCCCCACCTGCTGCCGCCCGGCGTCCGCCGACGCCTCGGGCTCGACCCCAACACAGACCCCGCGGCCCTGGCCGTGGCACGGGCTACGCTCGCCAAGGCGGCGTAGTACCTCTGGAGGATCCAATGGCCAAGGAACGTGAACGGCGGCGGGACAAGCGGGTCGACTACCTCGGGGCGGCGTCGCTGCTGGTCGCCAGCTTCGTGGAGGGCAAGCACGGCGGGATCGGGCTGAAGGACCTGGTCAAGGCCGACTGCGGCGGCGACGAGCTGCTGGAGGGCGACCTGTTCGAGGCGACCGTCGACCCGTCGAGCTGCACCGAGGTCTCGGCGTCCGGGCTGTTCAAGCTCCTGAAGGCCGGCAGCCTGACCGAGGCGCAGTTCATCGGGCTGATCACCGTGCGCGTGCCCGACGCCCGGGAGCTGCTGGACGCCAAGACGTTCCGCCGGCTGGCCCGCACGTACCAGGGCACGCCGCGGCTGACGGTCAAAGCCAAGGCCGGCGCCCAGGTGACCGTCCAGGTGGCGGCCGAGGTGCTCGCGGCCGGCGTGAAGGCGACCGCGGCGAAGCTGGCCGGCACGAAAAAGGCGGCGTGATTTTGTGCGCGGCTCGGCGCTGTCTCGGCGCTGCGTCGCTCCTGGCCCTTCCCGGGGCCGACAACGTGGGTTGTAGATCGCAGGCGGCGTGACGTTCCTACGCAGGCCCGAGGCCCTCAGCGGCGTCGAGCTGAAGCGCGAGACGATCGTGGACGTGGGCGACTGCGGCGGCTTCGTGCTGCTGCAGGCCGGCGACTTCATCCTCACCGACGCCCGCGGCGTCGACCACCCGGTCAAGCGCCACGACCTGGTCAAGCACTTCACCGCCGGCGACGCCTCGGCAGGCCACGCGCTGGAGGCGAGCTGCTCGCCCCTCCTGGATCCGCTCCGGCCCGGCACGTCGATCGAGCTGCAGGACCGCGGCCGCCGGGGGCTCTCCCCCGTACTCACCTGCACCCACTGCGGCGCCGACCTTCCCCTCAACCTCCGCTGCGGCTGCGCGAAGGCGGTGGCGGCGTGAGCCTCTCCGACCTGGACCACCTGGCCGCCCCGATCTGGAGCGACTTCCGCGACGACGCCACCAACCAGGCGACGCGGGCGCTGCTGCTGACCCACTACCAGGTCCTGGCCGATCGCGCGGCGACCACCCGCGCCCGAAAGGCCCGCATCGAGGACGAGCCCTTCGACCGGGACGACCTGGCCCAGGAGCTGGCGATCAAGCTCGGCGACCTGCTGGACAGCTACGACCCGGCCTTCAACGTGCCCTTCTCGAAGTACGCCTCGCCCCGCCTGGTGGGGCTGGCGATCGACCAGGTCCGCAACGTCAAGCAGTCCCGCACCGTCTTCGGCGCCAGGCACGGCCGGCCGCTGCAGCTGGCCGAGGCCGCGGGCCCGCACGACAAGGGCGACGACTGGATCGAGGACAAGCGCCCCGACCCGTACGCCGCCGCGGCCGCGGACAAGGCCTTCCGCCGGGAGCTGCTGGCCGGCATCACCGAGCGCCGCGACCGGTGCTTCGTGCTGCTGCGCTGGTACCGCGGCATGAGCCTGGCGGCGATCGGCCGGCGGTGGGGGCTGAGCGAGAGCCGCATGAGCCAGCTGCAGAGCCGCCTGGTGCGGGTGCTGATGGTCGCGATGGACCGCCCCGAGCTGGCCGGCGCCCGGCCCGCGTACGTCACCCACTCGAAGAACCGGAGGAAAGCCGCGTGACGCACGAAGCCGACGCGCCCGTGTTCATCCTCGTCGTGCGGCCCCGGCCGAGCGCCGACGTCCGGCCCGGCAAGCAGGTCGACCGCCTGGTGCGCGTGGCCAAGGCCGCCGGCGTGGACGTGGTCGCGCGCGGGGAGCTGCCCGAGGGCGTGCCGTTCAAGGCCGCCGTCGAGGCCGCGCAGGCGCTGGCGATGGAGGGCGCGGACTGATGGACCTGGCGACGCTGGACCTGGCCAACCTGAAGCTCTCACCCGAGGAACGCGCCGAGTCCCTGGCCGCCCTGGAGGACGACGAGCGGGACGAGCTGCTGAAGCTCGACCGCCCCAGCGACTTCTACGAGCCGCACGCCGGCGGCCAGGTCCAGTTCCACCGCAGCCGCTCGATCGTGCGCTGCCTGTTCCCGGGCAACGGCTTCGGCAAGACGCGCGCCGTCGGCACAGAGGTCAACTGGTGGCTGAGCCACACGCACCCCTACCAGCCGACGCCACGCTGGCCGGTCATCGCGATCTGGTGCTGCGAGACCTTCAAGCAGTTCAAGATCCTCCGCACCCAGCTGGAGACCGAGTGCTTCGACCGCCCCTTCAAGTTCAACCGCGCGGACCACATCTACACGATGGACGACGGCGGCCAGATGTTCCTGGTCAGCGGGGACAGCTCCTGGACGCACGTCCAGGGCATTAACCCGGACATCGTCATCTTCGACGAGCAGCCGCCCGAGGCGTTGTGGAACGAAATGAAGATGCGCCGCCGGGGCGCCCGCAAGACCCGCTACTGCTTCGCGGCGACGGCGACGCAGGGCATGACGTGGATGCACCGGGACCTCTACGCCCCCTGGCTGAAGCACCACCAGGACCTCGGGCAGGACGAGACCCGCGCGACGCGGGAACAGCTCCACCCGCGGCTGTGGGTCTGGGCCCGCGGCGGCATCAAGGACAACCCAGGTGCGGACGCCGGCGACGTCGACTGGTACGAGAGCCAGTCGTTCAACTCCGACGCCGAACGCGCCGTGCGGCTGGGCGGCGGGTTCGCGGACTTCTCCGGCACGCCCGTGTTCGACCTGCAGGCCCTGGAGCGGCAGAAGCCCAACCTGCGCGAGGGCGAGGACGGCAGCTTCGTGAAGGTCCCCGCGGTAAACGCAGACGACCCCCGCGCCGTCACAGTCACCGAGCGCGACGGACGCACCTGGCGGGCGCTGCTGGCGTGGAAGGCCGGCGCTCCGCAGGTGGGCGGCCGGGTCACAGTCTTCGCGCACCCCAAGGCCGGCGCGAAGTACGTGATCGGGCACGACAGCGCGTACGGCCTGGCCAAGGGCGACTTCGACTACGCCATCGTCCTGGACCGGGAGACCGGCGAGCAGGTGGCCGAGGCCCAAGGTCATTGGGGCGACTCCAGCTGGGCCGAGGTGCTGTTCGGACTGGCCTGGCATTTCAACCGTGCCTTCCTCCTGGGCGAGCGCCAGGTTGGGCTGATGGTCATGCGGCGGCTCTACGACGAGCTGCACTACGACTACCAGTATTACCGGCGGGACGACTCGAAGCGCAGCCGCCGCCAGAGCGACGAGCTGGGGCACCACCGCCACACGGGCGACCTGACGATCCCGATGCTCCGCGGGGCCCTCGGCCGCCGGCAGAACGGCCGCCTGGTCGAGCCCGAGATCGTGCTGCGGAGCCATGAGCTGTGGCGCCAGCTGGTGAAGTTCCAGTTCAGGCCCAAGCGCGAGGGGGACGAGCTGCACGAATGTCACGACGACGACCTGGAGATGGGCGCCCCCGGCGGCGACCACGACGACGGCGTGCTCTCCCTCGGCTACGCCAACCGGGCCCTCCGCGAGGTCGGCCGCTTCGAAGAGAGCGAGATCGACTGGCCCGAGGGGTCCGCCGGGCACCTGTTCGGGATCAAGGAGCGCCTGCACGGCAAGAAGCCGGACGCCGACGCCGACCCGTTCGCGCAATGAGACGATGAGACGAGCACCGTCAAAAGCCCGTTCCCGCGGGCGAACCTCCTGGAGCTGGTGACTGGATCCGAAGTGAGCCGAAGATCTGCACGGAGGCCCGCGCCGCCGCGGCCCCGACCCCGCTGGCTCGAGTTTTTGTGGCTGGTCGCGCTGGGCGTGTTCGCCGGCGTGGCCCTGTACGCGTTCGGGTACCTGACGCCGGCCGAGCCGGCGCCGCCGGCGACCTGGCGGCCAGGCCACCGCTGGTACCACGACGTCCGAGAAGCCGATTGAACAAACGAGAGCGGCCGCCCCGTCGCGTTGGGGCGGCCGCCTCGTCGTACCACGCTCAAACCCTTGTACGCCCGACACCCTACCGAGGAACCCCGATGCTGTCGACCGACCCGAAGACCCTCCTGGACGAGATCCGCCGCGCCGAGGACCTGCGCAAGAAGGTCCTGACCAACACGACCAACCTGGTCCGCCGCTACGTGGGCAACTGGTACCGCACCGACTCGCGCACGAAGCCGCGGCCGGAGAACATGATCTTCAGCTTCGTGGCCACCACGGTGGGCAACCTGGTCTACAGCAACCCCTCGACCAAGGTGAAGCCCAAGCGCTCGCAGACCCACGCCGACCTGGCCAAGTTCATGGAGGCGGGGCTGAACGGCTGGATCGAGGACGTGTGCCTGCGCGACGAGCTGGAGGTCCTGTGCTACGACTTCCTCTTCAGCTTCGCCGTGGCCAAGGTGGGGCTCGAAGAGCGGCCCGACTCCAACGGCGGGCACCGGTTCGGCGTGTTCGGGCACTTCAACATGGAGGCCCTCATGCCGTTCGGGATCCGCCTGGACCCGGCCAACGTGCTGATCGACGCCGACGCCACGCACTGGCGGACGGCGCGCTTCCTCGGCCACCAGTTCCAGCGCGACCTGGACGACCTGCAGGCGGACGAGCGCTACGACCCCGCGGCGGTCGCGCAGCTCACGGCCGACGACGAGCCGGCGATCGGCCGCTCGGCCGCGGAGCGCACCTTCCCCGGCGGCGGGAAGAACAAGGGCAACGAGCGCCAGCGCGTGACCCTCTACGAGCTGTACTTCCCCGAGACCCGCCAGGTGGGGACGCTGGCCCTGTACGGCACGCAGGGCGGCGAGCAGCAGGCCGGGTGGATCCGCCCGCTCCAGGACTTCCACGGCCCCGAGGACGGGCCCTACGTCTTCTACGGCTGCTACACGGTGCCGGGGAGCCCGTACCCCCTCTCCCCCATCGCGGCCATCGCCGAGCAGGACGCGGAGCTGAACGCGCACGCCGCGGCCGCGGCCAAGGAGGCGGCCAGCGCGAAGAACCTGCTGCTGGTCGACGCCAACCAGCCGGAGGTCGCCACCGCCGTCGGGGCGGCGCCGACCAACGGCATCGTCACGGTGAAGGGGCTGAACGGCCAGAACGTGATCCCGGTCGCCCTGGGCGGCACGACGCAGCAGCGCATCGAGTACCTGAACCTGTTGCTGCAGCGGACCGACCGCATCGCCGGCCAGAGCGAGAACGCCCGCGGCAAGGCGCAAGGGGTGACCGCCACCGAGGCCAACCTGGCGAATCAGAACAGCGACGCGCGGGAAGAGTTCGTCACGCTGAAGTTCACCGAGGGCGTGTCGGACCTGCTGTACCGCGTGGGCTGGTACTTCTTCAACGACCCCGCGGTGGTCTCGATGGTGTCGATGCAGGACCCGGCGACCGGCCAGGAGTTCGAGGGCGTCTTCCTGGGCGGCCAGCAGCCGGGCGAAGAGGGCACGGACTGGCTGCAGTTCAACCTGTCGATCGACCCGATGAGCATGAAGCGCATCGACCCGATGCAGCAGATGCAGCAGGCCAACACGGCGCTGCAGCTGGCGCTGGGGATCCTGCCGATGATCCCGACCATTCCGTACGCCAACTGGACCGCGATCCTCGACCTGGCCGGCGACGCGGCCAACCTCCCCGACTTCGCCAAGATGATCCTCAACGGCCAGGGGATGATGATGATCCAGGCCGCGCAGATGGGGATGCCCGTGGCGCCGATGCCTGGGCAGCCGGGGATGGGCGGCGACCAGGCCTTCCCGAACGCTATGCCGAGCGTCGGCGGCCGTACTCAGTCCATGTTGCCGGGGCCGGGGGGTGCAGGTGGGCCGTCCGGTCGATCGCCCTCTCCAGGAGCTGGGGGAAGTCCGGGATCGGCTGGCGGTAAAGGGTCGGGCCGACCCAGCGGCTCGTTCGCGCCCGCCGGCGCCTGAGGGTCACCGCGCCAGCTACCAGACAGCAGCTCGACAGCAGCCCCGAGCAGGCCGCTGTTGAGTAGCTCCCGGTCGCGACGCCGGCGATCGTCGCCGCGGCCAGCAGGCCGGCGCTCAACAACCAGAGTCGGTGGTACCTCATCGTCGTCGTCCTCCTGGTCTGATTCTCCAGCCAGTCCAGCTCGTCCTCTGACAGCGGCGTCCAGTGCCTCACGCTCCAGCTCCTTGGTTACGGCCAGCAGGTCGTCGTACGTGAACGCGGCCGCCGTCGGCGAGGCCACGGTGCCGCCGTCGTACATCGACGCCGGCGGCAGGCGCTTGCCCCAGCCCGGCGCCGCCTTCTCCTTCGGGCGGCCGTTCGCCTTCTCCCGCGCGATCGCGACCTCGGCGACCTCGGCGGCGCCGTGCGGGTCGAAGATCCGCGCCTCGCCGAAGTGGAAGGCTTCCTCCAGCTCATGCTCCACGACGTGGCGCATGGCCCGCATCACGCAGCGCACCAGGACGACGTCGGGCACGACGATCGGCCGCTGCCGGTACTGCAGCCGGTTGCGCTGCTCGACCTCGTGCTGGTCGACCGTGACGTTCGCGTGGAAGGCCAGGTTGGTCGGCGTGCCGCGGACCCGGTCCGGGACCTGGAACAGCACCGACAGGTGGCAGCACCGCCAGCTCGCGAAGCGGACGTGCTTCCGCTTCTCGTCGTAGGGCGGGTAGTCGTTGGCCCAATGCGACGTTACGGCCATCGGGATCGGGAAGTTCCGCAGCTGGATCCAGGGCGACAGGTACTCGATCCGCTCGGGCACGTAGACCCCGTAGCGCTCGCAGAGCTGCACGAAGTCCTCGGGGTGGCTCGACACTTTGGAGGCCAAATCGTCCATCCGTGCCAAGGTAGTGAAGTCAACCCGCGTAGCAACACTCCTTGCCCTTCAACCGGCGCCCCTCGGGCGAGCGCTTGCCGCAGGGGCAGTAGGTGTTGCGCTCGGCGTTGGAGTGGCGGCGGTACTTCCCCGGCCGGGCGGCCAGGGCGAAGGCGGCGCCGGCGGCCGCCAGCGTCATGCGGCTGGGGGCCCGCTGCTGGAACGCCAGCGGGTCGAAGATGCTGCCGGCGGTCTCGGGCGTGCTCTGCTCGGCCGTCGCCAGCTCCACCAGGCCGCGCGGCGGCGGCCCGTCCAGCTCCAGGCCCTCGCCGTTGCAGTTGGGGCAGCCGTACTTACCCAGCCGGTCCTTCTCGAACTCGGCGCCGCAGAAGTCGCAGGTCGGCAGTGGGGTCATCACGCGCCTCGCTGGGGTTGGGGTTGGGCCGGCAGCTCGCGGACCAGCTCGACGTCCCGGATGCACGCCTCGATCGACCGGTCGAAGTCGGCCAGGATCTCCTGCCAGTCTGCCTCGCTGAGGCGGTCGCGCGAAGTGCGGATTGTGTGAGCAATCAAACGTAACGGGTTGAGCTTGCCCTTCAGCGCGTGACGCAGCAGGTGGGCGTTCTTCTCCGGGTCGGGGGTCGTGACGTCGGGGGGATCCGCGTAGTCGGCGAGCCGTGGGAATGAGCGGGGCCCGTCCGTGGGCTTCATGGTGTCGTCGGCCAACGCGGCGTCTCCCTCTCCAGGACAGACGGCGGCCGCCCCCGTGTGGTTTGGTTGGGAGGGCTTCAGGCCGCCTTACGCAACACTTCGGGCCCGATGCGGCCGGCGATGATCGCAGAGCCGCCCGCCGGCGTCGACGCCGCGGGCATGAGCACCGCCAGGCCCTTGTTGATCGCGTCGCGGACCGCCTGCCTGAAGCTCCGGCCGGGGTTCTCCCCGATGTAGCTCCGCAGTCGATCGACCTGGCCGGCGGTCAGGCCAACCTTCAGCTCGCGCATGGCGTTCGACTGCAGCGCACGCTTCCCCTTGGTGGGCTTGGGCATCTACGACCTCGGTTGTGGAGAAAGAAACCGCCCGGGTGCGAAGCGCCCCCGTCTCGGAGTCACACCTTCATCGGTTTTACCCTCCCAAATGCTCGATTCAAAGCCGGCGGTCTGCGGGGCCGTAGATTCCGGCCCGCGCGGCCCGATGTTGGGGGGCACAGATGGCCCTGTACCCCTGGAGATGCCCGTGCGGTAACGAGGACGAGACCTACGCCACGATGCGGAACGCGCCCCAGCTCGGGGAGCTTCGACCGTGTCCTGCGTGTGGGGGTCGGAACACTCTCGCCCGCGTCGTCGCTTTGCCCGGTGTGAACCGGGAAAAGCAGGCCGCCGATCTCAAGTACCCCTACGTGTCACGGTCGCACTCGGCCGAGGCGCTGGGGATCTCGACGGTCGACAAGGCCGGCCACCCGGTGGTTCTCAACAAGGCCAGTGAACGAGAGGCGGCCGCCCGCGCGACGGCGTTCTACGGGACGCGCGTCCACCGCGAGTGAGCCCCTCAAACCTGCACGCCGCCGCGGACCAGGGATGGTAACCCGCTGAGGCAAGGAAGAGAGCGAAAGAGCATGGAGGCTCTGGACGGCGCCGTCGGCGCCCTGGACGCAGTGTCGGGATCGACCGGGACGACCACGCCCCCGGCCTCTCCCCCTGAGACGGGTAAATCGAGCGCTGCAGCTGCCGGCAACACAGCCCCGCCGGCGTCGGCTGCACGGGAAGCGTTCGACCGCCTGACCAAGGGTGAGAAGCCGGAGGCGATCAACGCCGAGATCCGGGACCGCGCCAAGGGCACGAAGCCCGCCGTTACCGCCCAAGGAAAGGGCGCCGCTCAGCCCGCGACGAAGGACGCCCTGCCACAGGGCGAGAAACCCGGCGACACGCGCAACGCGTGGCCGGACTCGCTGACCGGCAAGGACATCAACGTCCTGAAGCGCGGGAAGATCGACTCCGAGACGTTCGCGGCCCTCCCGGCGACCACGCAGACCCGTCTGTTGACGAACCTGCGGAACAGCCAGGCCGAGGCGGACCGGACCTTCCAGCAGGCCAAGAAGGGCAAGGCCGGCGGCACGGATGCCGCCGCCCAAGCCGACAGCGATTCCCCGTCCGACTCCGAGGACGAGGCAACCCTGACCGCCGAGCAGCTCGCGGCCGAGGGCGACGACGCAGCGACGGACGACGAGGGCGAAACGCCCCCGCCGCCGAAGCAACAGGGCAAGGCCAAGGCCGCCCCCGCGCCGACGTCCGACGTCTCCAGCTTCGTTGACGAGAAGGACCTCGAAACCCTGCGGCTGCTCGGTGGCGATGAGCTGGCAGAGACCCACACGCGCTCGATCGGGCGTGTCGTGGACCATTTTCAGGGTCAGCAGCAAGCCCTGTCGGGCGTGCTGAGCTTCCTCCTGGAGGACCACATCGGCCGGCACTTCGAGAGTGCGGTCGGTGAGCTGAACAAGGCGCCGGGCATGGACGGGCTCAAGCCCGACCACCCCGAGTACGCCAAGAACAGCGAGGCCCTCAAGGCGAAGGCGCTGATCCTGCACCGTGCCGCCGGCGACCCCAAGACCTACCCCTTCACGGAGGCGGTCAAGGACGCCGCGGCGAGTCTCTTCCGACCCAACGTACACCAGGCCGCCCAAGCCCGACTTCTCGCCTCACGACGTGCGTCACTGACCGGATCCGCAGAACGCGGCGACAGCCGCCGCGCCGAGCCCCGCGCGCTGGACCCCAAGTCCCGCGCGAAGGCGATCTTCTCGGCCCTGCAGAACGGACTGACGCCCAACGAGGCGAGGAACTCGATCGACGGCGCCTGATCACCATCAGGAGCTGACCCATGTCCGCAGACGGAACGCCGCTGCCTTCGTTCGCCGATTTCGTCCTGGCGACCAAGGCCCACAAGATCACCCCGACGACCGAGATCCTCAACGAGTGCGCGCGCAAGACCTACCTGGTCGCGCGCATGTTGAAGGGCCGGGGCGAGGACGAAGTGGTCCAGGGCGGGTCGAAGATCATCGACCAGATCCAGACCAAGAAGATGAACAACGCCGGCTTCTACCGGCCCAACGAAAACCTCCAGCCGCGCGGCGTCGACACGCTCACGCAGATCGAGAGCCCCTGGCGCTTCCACCAGGGCAACTACGGCTGGTCCGAGCAGCAGGTGAAGCTGCAGGCCAGCGGCGGCAACGCCGCCGACGTCTACACCCGGCTCAAGACCAGCTGGGAGCAGGCGTGCGACCTGAACATCTGGGACTCGATGGAAGAGGCGCTCTGGGACACCCCGAGCAACTCCGACATGGAGGCCGCCGACGGCAAGCTGCCGTACTCGATCCCGACGTTCATCACGTCCGACGGCCTGGCCCCCGCCGGCTTCACGACCATCAGCGGCGTGAACCCCTCGACCGAGACGAAGTACCGCAACCAGACCGGCGCCTTCAGCTGGGCCGGCCGCGCGACCAACGACGCCATGTACGTGGCGTTCGACCAGATGTGGCGCAAGCTCCGCTGGAAGCGGATCAAGGGCTTCAATTCCAAGGTAGGGAGCCCCGGCACGGACTTCTCGAAGTTCGTGATCGCGACCACGCCCGAGGGCATCAACGGCTACCTCGCGCTCAACCGGAACAGCAACGACCGGCTGCGCAAGGCGAACGACGCGGGGTACGGGGACGACCCGACCTTCAACTCGATCGACCTGGAGGACTTCGACCGCCTCGAAGAGACCACCACGGCCGGCGTGCCCCCGTTCTACTGGCTGAACCTGGAGATGCTCTTCCCGGTCTACCACTCCGACACCTTCATGGAAGAGGTCGGGCCGATCCGCGGCAGCATCAACCAGCCCTTCAGCTGGGCGGTCTACAAAAACACCTACATGAACCTCTTCTGCCGGAGCCGCCGGCGCCAGGGGCTCATCCAGACCACGGCCTAAACGCAGCCTGCCCACGCCGCGCCGTAGCGCGCGGCTGGACGCCTCCACCGCGGCCGCCGGCGGGTCCGTAACGACCGCCGGCCGGCCCGGGGGCACGAAGCCCCCCAGCAGCAAACCCCAGCACAAGGAAGTGCAACATGATCCCCGGAGCAATCCAGTTCAACGGCGACACCCTCCAGGCCTCGAAGGTCGGTTTCATCAACCGGACCGGCGCGGCGCTGGTGAAGGGTGGCGTTTACGCGCTCGACCTGACCAAGGGCGCGACCGAGTCCACCACGGCGCGCGCCGGCGCGTACAACCTGGTCGCCGTCGCGACCGCGCACCTCGCGGCCGGCATCCTGGTCGTGGCTGAGGCCGCGACTCCCGACGACGAAGAGGGCCAGGGCGTGATCTTCGGCCCGGCCAAGGTCCTGGTCGAAGGCACCACCGACGTCGCCGCCGGCGACCGCCTCAAGGCGGTCAACGCGCAGAACTACCTGCAGAAGGCCTCGGCCGCCGTCGGCTCGATCGACGTGGGCGTGGGCGTCGCCCGCGACGCGCAGGCCGCCAACTCGGCGGTCCTGACCGACGTGTTCTTCGACGGCATCACCTTCAACAAGGTGATCAACGCCGCCGTCAGCTAAACGCTGGCGGATCCAGTCTCCATCGCTCGGAGGGGCGGCGCGCGGCAACGCCGCCGCCGCCCCTTCATCTTTGAACCCTGAACCCTGAACCCCGGAGCCCCGTGAACAAGCGCCAAATGCTCTCGCTGTTCGGCCTCGCCGCCGCGATCCCCTCGGTCGGCGGCCTGGCTAAGAACGAAAACGTCATCAGCCGCCAGCCCCTGCCCGGGGGCAAGGAGCTGCGTCGCGCCGTGATCGAAGAGGTCGTCACCTTCGCCGCCGACGCCTCCAAGGCCCTGACCCAGGCCCTGCCCGCCAACTCCACCGTCATCCAGGTGGACACGAACTACGACGTCGCGGTGGTCCTCTCCACCGCGGTCAAGCTCGGCGTCGGCACCGCCAGCGACCCCGACGCCTTCCTGCTCTCGTCCGCCACCGTGACGAAGAACACGAAGAACGTGAACCGCCCCGCGGTCGCCACGGGCTTCCAGGCCGCCTCGGCGGCCCCGCTCGTCACCGCCGTCGACACCAACGGCGCCGCCGCCGGCACCGGCACCAGCGGCTCGGTCCGCGTGCGGATCGTCTACGAGTACGTCCAGGCCCTGCCCAACGCCTGAACCCACCCACGGGCCCGCGGCGCGGTGGGCGTCGCGGGCCCCGGTAAGGGTCTCGCTCGAGCTTTTGGGAGGATCCGGTGGCTTACAAACTGACGTTCGCACAGCTCAAGGCCGAATACGAGCACGCCATCAGCGGCACGCCCGACTCGCGGATCTCCAGCGCGCGCGGGGTGAACGACGCGCTGGAGTACCTCTGGACGCTGCACCGCTGGAGCTGGCGGAAGAAAATCACGACGCTCGACCTGGTCGCCGACCAGGAGTACGTCGACCTGCCCGCCGACTTCGGCGAGCTGGTGAACCTCTACGGCGCCGACAGCCTGGCCGGGACCGGCTTCCAGAAGGCCGACCTGGACCGCGTCGCCCTCGCCCGCACGTTCCCGACCCTGCCCGCGGCCAGCTCGTTCCTGTACGCCATCGCGGCCGCCAGCCAGGCCACCGCGGCGGACGTGCCCGTGCAGCGGCTGGAGCTGGGGCCCACGCCCTCGGAGTCGCTGAGCGACGCCGTCGTGCTGGTCTACAACTCCCTGCCGCCGGAGCTGAGCGGCGACACCGACGTCCCCGCCGTGCCCTACGGCTTCTACTCGGTGCTGCGTCGCCTGGTCCGGGCCATCGCGGTCTCGGACACCGTCCAGCAGGCCGGGCACGATTGGGAGCTGTTCAGCCGCCAGATCCGGGACTACATCGCGGCCGACACCTTCAGCAACACGACCAGCGGCGGCGTGATCGGGTGCCTCGGCAGCCAGGTGGACGACTACGGCCCGGCCGGCGCGGAGATGACCCTGGCGCCGCACACGTCGATCCTGATGGTGGAGGATTGAAATGGCGGCAGGAGCCAAGCCGGTCGCGTTCGACTTCCCCCTCAAGGGTCTCGACAGCAACTTCCCCGCGGGCGCCCAGCCGCGGCTGACGTCGCGCGACCTGATGAACGTGTGGCCCTTCGACCCCGGGGAGCGGCGCGCGCGGGGCGGCCGCCGGCCCGGCCTCACGAAGGTCGACTCCACCCAGCTCGGCGGCGGCGACTTCGTCCAGGGCGTGGTGCAGGCCGTGCTGCCGGCGCGGCGCGTGGTCGTCACCGGCATCACCTACAACGGCGACACCGTCGACCACAGCCCCGGCGCGGCGCTCGTCAGCACCGTGAACGCCGTCGCCTCGGCGACGTGGCGCGTGAGCCGGACCGCCGGCGGCACCAACGCCACCGGCATCGGCGCCGCCGTCGACGCCGCCAGCTTCGCCTACCGCAAGGACTCCGCGGCCGCCCTCCCGCTGGCCACCGCCTACGAGAGCCTGGCCACCCCGGGCGACGTCGCCAGCTGCATCCACAAGACGCAGTTCGCCGGGGACACGCGCGCCGTCTCGATGAAGTTCTACAGCGACGACGTCCAGGACTTCGTCTTCAACCTCTACTCGCGGGTTGACAACACCTACGCCTCGGCCGCCAACGTGGTCTTCGCGAAGTGCACGCGCGCGGGCATCTCCCTCTGCAAGGGCACCGCCCCGACCGTGCTGCGGACCTTCGCCTTCCCGACGTCGATCCCCGTGAAGGCGCGCGTCACCCTCACGCTGACGATCGACGGCGACCAGTTCACCGCCAAGGTGCAGGTCACCCCGTACGACTCGGTCCTGGCCAGCTACGCGACCTACCCGACGGTCACCTGGGGGCAGATCTCCGCGACGAGCGCCGGCACCAACACCGGGTACTACGGCTTCGGCCTGGGCGAGAACAGCAGCGGCGACTTCGCCGGCGTGGCCGGGAACTACCACGGCTACATGCACCTGTCGGACTTCCTGGTCTACGAGGGCGTGGTCAACGAGAACGCGCGGAACCTGTACCTGGCGGTCGCCGCCGGCGGGAACGTGTACCTCAGCCAGGAGGGCGGCGGGGCGCCGTTCGACCTGGTGGGCGCCGCGGCGGTCTCGCCGGCGCGCCGGGTCTCGATGGCCGTGCTCGCCGGCGTCGTCTACATCGCCGACGGGATCCACGCCGCGCAGCAGCTCGACCTGAACACCCGCCTGCTCACGACGCAAGTTGCTTCGGTGGGCGCGCTGCCGTCCAAGCCCTCGGGGGTGGTCACCTGGCGCGGCCGCCTGGTGTACTTCGGCGTCGCCGGCGAGGAACAGAACGCGTTCATGTCGCGGCCCGACGACCCCTCCGACTGGCAGTACGGCCAGGACGACGTCGGCTCGGCGGTCGCGCTCAACCTCTCCAACGCCGGCGGCATCGGCCAGCCGATCTACGCGCTGATCCCCTACAAGGACGACGTCCTGCTCTTCGGCTGCGACCACTCGATCTACGCCCTGGCCGGCGACCCCGCGGCCGACGGCGCGGTCACCACCGCCAGCGAGGCGATCGGCATGATGGGGCGGGACGCCTGGACCACCGACCCGGCCGGGACGATCTACTTCATGGGGACGACCGGCTTCTACCGGATGAGCCCCGGCGGCGTGCCCGAGAACCTCACCGCCGGCTCGCTCAACGAGGCCTTCCGCGCGATCGACCGGAGCACCACGTACATCGCGTGCGCGTGGGACGCGTCCAACCACGGCTGCTGGATCTTCCTGGTGCCGATCGACGCCGGCGACGACTGCACCGCCTACTGGTACGACGCGCGGACCAAGGGCTTCTTTCCGGCGACCTTCCCCGCGCTCTACGGCCCGACCACCGTGGCCACCTTCGACGGCGACGGCGCGCTCGACCGGTACACCATCCTCGGCGGGACCGACGGCTACCTGCGGAAGCTCGACGTCGCGGCCTCCACCGACGACGGCGTGGCGATCGACAGCTACGTCTTCATCGGGCCCGTGAACCCCTTCGGGCAGTTCGCCGACGCGATGCTGCACAGCTTCCAGGCCTGGCTCTACTCCGGGAGCGGCGCGGTCACCGGCACGCTGCACGTCGGCGCCAGCCCCGAGGACGCGTACTACGACTCGGCGCCGACCGCCCTGACGACCTGGTCGATCACCGGCACCGGCAAGCAGGCGCGGCTGCTGACGAGGGCGAGGGGCGCGGCGTTCTACGTGAAGCTGGCGGGATCCGAGGCGTGGGTGATGGAGCGGCTGGGGGCACTGGCCGAGTACGGCGGCCCTTCGAGGTAAGCCATGGCCGTCGACACCAATGCGAACACGGACAGCCGGCAGCGGCGGGCCCTGCAGCGGCTGCTGGCCTCCGGGCAGATCCACGGCCACGTCGCCGGCGAGACCCCGGCCGGCCTGGTCGACGGCGCGAACGTCACGTACACGCTGGCCCACACGCCCAAGACCGGGTCGCTGCAGCTGTTCCTGAACGGGGTCCTGCAGCACGCGACGACGGACTACACGATCGCCGGGGCGACCGTGACGTTCCTCACCGCCCCCTTCACCGGCGACCTGGTGCGGGCTTGGTATGTGCAGGCGGCGTGATAGGATCGGGCGACACAAAGGCCCTTCCCGGGGCCCCACACTGAGGGTTGTAAGGCGACGGCTGCATGGGCGCGATCCGCGTCCAGCAACTGAAGACCGCGGCGGTTTCCGGCGTCGAGGACGGCGGCGCCGGCGCCCTGCGCGTCAAGGTGGACGGCACGTCGATCGAGCTGGTCGCCGGCGGCCTGCAGGTCAAGGCGAAGGGCATCACCGCCGCCAAGCTCACCACCGCCACGAAGGGCAACCTCTTCGCCGGCAACGGCACCGCCGCCGGCGTGGGGGAGCTGGCGGTCGGGTCCAACGACCAGGTCCTCATCGCCGACTCCACGCAGACCCTCGGCGTGAAGTGGGGCAGCGCCCCGATCGCCTCCGACTCGGTCGTCCTGGGGTCGCTCAACGTGTTCACCACGAAGGGCGACATTCTCACCCGGACCAACGCCAACGAGGTCGTCCTGGCGATCGGCGTCGACAACCAGGTCCTGATGGCCGACAGCGCGCAGGCCTCGGGCCTGAAGTACGCGAAGGTCGGGGCCCTGAGCCTCTCGCCGGCGGCCAAGGGCGGGATCTTCATCGGGTCGGCCGCCTCGGTCGCCACGGAGCTGGCGGTCGGCTCTGACACGTTCGTCCTGACCGCGGACAGCACGCAGACCACCGGCGTGAAGTGGGCCGCGGGCGGGAGCCTCACCAGCCCGCTGACCACCAAGGGCGACCTGTGGGGCTTCTCGACGGTCAACGCCCGGCTGCCGCGCAGCTCGAACCTCAACGACGTCCTGGTCACCGACAACAGCCTCACGCTCGGCGTGGGCTACAAGTCCCTGCAAACCGTCTGGGACTACAACTACTCCTTCACCAAGGGCCAGCTCCTGGTCGCGACCGGATCCACCTGGTCGCCGATGAGCCCGGGCACCGATCAACAGTTCCTGCGCGCCCGCGCCGGCGCGACGTGGGGCACGGAATGGGCGACGCTCCCGGGGCGCCGCAACAAGATCATCAACGGCCTCTTTCGGATCTGGCAGCGCGGCACCAGCTTCGCCGCCGCCGGCGGCAGCACGTACCAGGCCGATCGGTGGACCTACCAAAAGCAGACGCCCACGGTCGTCACCATCAGCAAGGTGAGCTGGACGAGCCCGGGCACCGAGGACACGGGCCCCTCCGGCGACAACGCCAAGATCGCGGTCACCACCGCCCGCGCCGTCGCGGTCGCCGCCGGCGACCACATGATCTACGGCCAGCACATCGAGGGCTTCGTCTTCCAGCCCCTGCGCGAGCGGACCGTGACGTTCAGCTTCTGGGCCAAGTGCTCGGTCTCGGGCACGTACTACGTGAGCTTCCGCAACTCGGCCGGCGACCGCTGCTACGTCTCGGGCTTCAGCCTGACCAGCGGCGTCTGGAAGCGCACGACGATCACCCTGCGGCTCGACACCTCGGGCACCTGGCTCTACGACCACCAGGTCGGCTTGCGCGTGTTCTTCTGCCTGGAAGCGCACTCCAGCTTTCAGACGGCGAGCCTGAACGTGTGGCAGGCGGGCAACCTGCTGGCGGGCACCGGGATCGGCAACAACTTCGCCTCGACGGCCGCGGCCACGTTCGAAGTGGCCGACTGCCAGCTGGAGCACGGCAGCGGCCGCACCGAGCTGGAGACCCCGGAGCTGGGCGCCGAGCTGCTCGCGTGCCAGCGCTACTACCACAAGAGCTGGAACCACGACGTGAACCCCGGCGGCGCCGGCGACGGCGAGATCCGCTACGTGCCGGCGTCGGCCGCCGGCGAGGCGGGCCCGACGGTCTGGTACCCGACCGACATGCGCGTGCTGCCCACGCTGACGTTCTACAGCCCCGTCGGCTTCGCCACCGGCAACCGCCGCGACTACACGGCCGGCGCCGACAACGCGATGACCGCGGCCAACACCAGCTCGAAACGGATGCACTGCGGCGGCTCGGGCAACACGGCGGCGAGGTTGTACGGCTACTTCTACACCGCGGACGCGGAGCTTTAACGATGGCCGACTACCAGCTGATCAAGGACTTCAGCGGCACGGTCACCGGCGCGTTCCGGCGGGCGGACGCGGCGTCGATCCCGCGCGACGTCGACAACCGCGACTGGCAGGCCTTCCTGCTGTGGCGCGACGCGGGCAACACGCCCGACCCGGCCGACGCCGTGCCCGACCCGCGCGCCCCGAAGCTGACGGTCGCACGCCTCGCCCGCGCGCTGATCGCCGCCGGCGTCATTACCAAGGCCCAGATCCTCGCCGCGCTCGACACCGACCCCTGACCGCGAACGACAAGGACGTCACCCACAACCACCCGGGCCAAGGAGGGCCCACCCGATGTACAACCAGTCCAACCTCGGCTTCAACAGCCTCGCAGACACCTGGGGATCCGGCGGCGGCCTCGCCACCACGTACGGCGCCACCGGCTCGATGCCGACGACCTACGCCGGCGCCCGCGCGCCCGGCGCCCGCCCCGGCGGCGCGTCCATGGGCGGCGGCCCCTCCCTCGCCGGCTCGCTCCAGGAGGCGTGGAAGAAAGCCCAGCAGGCCAACCAGGAGCGGTTTCAGAAGATGCTCGACCTGGCCAGCCAGTTCGGCGCCTCCCAGACCGCGCAGGCGCAAGACATGCACCGCCAGAGCCTCGCCGGGATGAACAACAGCCTGGTCAGCCGCGGCCTCGGCAACAGCACCGTCCGCCAGGGCGTGCAGATGACCGCCGACAAGAACCTCGGCCAGCGCCTGGACCAGATCAACGAGCAGAAGACCAACCTGACGATGGGGGTCTACCAGCAGCACCAGGACCTGTACCCCGACCTGCAGATGTACCTGAACGCCTTCAGCGCCAAGCGCTGATCGAGTTGCGCATTTTGCGCCGATCGACGTGCGCAAATTGCGCAAAAGCCGCGCGTTTGATTCCTGACGTATTCACCGACGCCGCCTCAGTTTGGAGCTTCCCCGATGCCCACAGTCATGCGTTTTGACGACCCGATGCTGGTGGCCCAGCTCGGCCAGCAGGCCAGCGACTACGCCGTCAACCAGGACCAGCGCCAGCAGGCGATGCAGCTGCAGCAGATGGCCGACCAGAACGCCCGCGCGCAGCAGGAGCTGCAGCTGAAGCAACGCCAGCAGCAACTGGCCGAGCAGCTCAGCCACCCGCAGATGATCACCGTCCCCGGGATCGAGCAGCACGGGACGAGCGGGACGACCTACAACCCCTCGCAGCAGATCCCGGTCAACCAGCTCGGGCAGTACGGCCAGCTCGCGCAGGCGATGGAGACCCCCGACGGCGCGGGCGGATCCAACTTCAACGCCGCGCGCGGCAGCAACCTGTTCGGCCGCGGCGGCGCCGGCATGGGGTACGTCCACCCGCAGCAGAAGATGATGATCGCGCAGGTCGACCAGATGGAGCACGCCGGCCAGCTGCAGCCGGCCGAGGCGGCACGCTGGCGCATGGTCATCCAGACCGGCGGCAACCCGTTCACCGAGAAGACCGCCTCCGAAGTCATCAGCGAGAAGGGCCGCAGCGACGCCCTCACGGCCTACCAGCAGGCGATGCTGGAGCAGCGCAAGGCCGCCACCGACACCAAGGGCGAGCTGGACGAGCGGAAGACGCGGCGGCAGACCATCCTGGACCAGATCAAAGTCAACCAGGACATCCTGAAGAGCGCCGCCGGCGACCCGGACCTGCAGAAGGAGACCGCCGCGGAGCTGAAGCGCCTGACGAAGGAGCTGGTGAAGAACGGCCAGGAGGCCGACACCGGCGTCCCCGGCACGTCGAGCACGATCCAGGGCCCCCCGGATCCGTCGAAGTCGAGCTCTACCCCGACCCCCGCCGGCGGGAAGGCTCCGCCGCAGGCCGCGGCCGCCAAGAAGGTGCAGATCGAGGTCACCCGCCTCACCCCCGAGCTGAGCGACAAGCTGGTCCTGGGGTACGGGTCGGCCGCCGCGGCGAAGGAGGCGATCGCCCGCTACGGCAGCGCCCAGAAGGCACTGCAGGCCCTGATCGACTCCGGGCCGCGGCTGTAAGCCCCTCACCCCCGCCCTCTCCCCTGCCCTCTCCCCCGAGCGAAGGAGTTCACGGATGGACCCCCTGGAAGCTGCCGAGCAGCGCCTGATTCAACGCCTGAGCGACCCCCTGGCCACCGACGACCCCGCGGCCGGGATCAACGTCAACGAGACCGGCGAGACGATCGCCACCGAGGTCCCGACCCCGCCACGCCCCCAGCAGCCGTGGCAGCCGGCCCAGACGCGCGCCAACAACGTCTACGTGGGCCAGGACGAGGCCGGGCAGCTCACCAACGCCCCCGACCCCCTCCAGCAGGCCGAGGCGAGGCTGAAGCTCCACCAGGGGATGCAGACGCCCGGGACCGAGCTGGCGCCCCTCCTGCGGAACGCCAGCCGCCTGAAGGCCATCCCCGACATCGACACCCACGGCAACGAGCTGGCCTACCGCGACATGGTCGAGGCGAGCCACCGGGCGGCCGACATGACGACCGTCGGCGGCGCGATCGGCGACCTGGGGCACTCGGCCCCGGTCGACCTGACGCATGAGCAGTGGCTGGAGGCCCGGCGCCGCTGGCAGATCAACAACCCGACCCAGCCGATGCCGCCCCAGCTGAAGGTGTGGCAGCTCGGACTGCGGCGCCTCGAGCCCGACGGGAAGGCCGTCGAGGACTTCGCCTTCGACCAGACGCCCTACAACCCGGACCTGGAGAAGAGCCAGTCGATGATCAACCAGGCCCGCGACGTGCGCGACCGCACGGGCGAGGGCGGGACGCCGGAGGTCCTGAAGGGCACCAAGGAGCACCGCGACGCGGCCGCCCGCTCGGCCGAGGTTCAGCACCTGCGCGCGAAGTACGGCCCCGCGGCCGCCGACGTCCCCGACGAGGACCTGATCGCGCACGAAGCCGGCCAGGGCCAGAAGGAGGCCCGGGACCTGACGATCGCCGCGGTCCGCAAGTCGCTGGCCAAGGGCGGCGGCACCGGCCAGCCGGTCTCCGACGTCGAGGCCATGACGCTGGCGCGGAAGAACCCCGACACGTTCGCCCCCGCCATCGCCGAAGAGCTGCTCCCCCGCCTGGTGGACGAGGCGCGGGCCAACGCGACGAAGCGCAAGCTGGAAGGCCAGCTCCCCGGCGACTCGCCGGAGCGGCTGAAGTTCGAGAAGGCGGTCATCAAGGCCGCCGACGAGGTCGAGCTGGGCAAGAAGGCCTCGCTGCAGCTGGCGCCCGGACTGCCCAACGTCGGCGACTTCCTGCACTACATCGACGCCGCCACCCTCGGCCTGACCGACGCCATGACGCGCGGCTACGACGACGACACCCACGACCGGTACGTGGCCGCCAAGGAGGGCTACCGGCGCGACCACAAGCTCAACGTGTTCATCGCGTCGACGCTGGGCTACTTCACGCCCGGGTCACCCAGCTACTACCTCGGCCGGGGTCTCTCCAAGGCGGTCGGGATCCCGATCCGCAACGCCGTCGCCGGCGTCGCCGCCGAGAAGTCGCTGGAGGGCGCCTGGAAGGCCGCGCGCCTCGCGCCCGCGGCCGACGCGTTCGCCAAGGCGCCCTGGCTCACCCGCGTCGGCGCGACGTCGCTGAGCGCCGCCGGAGAGATCCCGTTCTTCATGGCCGCGCAGGCGGCCGTCGAGGGCGAGGGGCAGAAGGCGCTGGACGCGTTCAACGTGGCCAAGCCCGAGACCCGCGCCGGGATCGCGGGCGCGCTGGTCCTGGGGCCGCTGGTCGCCGAGGGCCCCCGCGCCGTCCGCGTCGCGTGGCGGTCCTACACCGTCGAGCGCCAGCTGGCCGAGTCGCTGGGCAAGGGCTGGGAGCAGCACCTGGCCGACCTGGGCATCACGATCACCGACAAGGAGGCGCTGGCCCGGGTCGCGAAGCTGGAGGAAGGGCTGCGCGCGGGCAAGGACTTCTACCAGGCCGCGCAGGACGCGAAGGTCTCGGTCAAGGACATGAAGGAGGCGGTCGAGCTGGGCCGCTCGATCAAGGAGGCGAAGGCCGCCAAAGCCAAAGCGGACGCCGAGGCCGCCCCGCCCTCCCAAAGGGGAGAGGCCAGGGGAGAGGGACGGCGCGCCGCACTGCCGGCGCCTCAGGGATCCGGGGGAACCGACCAGGCCCCCGGGTCCGCTGGGGAACCCCCGGCGGCCCCGCCGCGGCCCGCCCCGTCCGACCGCGAGCTGCAGACCCTCACCCCGTACCAACGCGCCTGGTACGACCTGGCCAACCCCAACGGCAACGCCCGCGAGGTCTTCGACCAGGTGCGCGACCTGGATCCGGGGGATCCGAAGAGCGGCTTCGAGCCCGGCAAGGAGCTGCTGGGGCCCCGCGACGCGATGCGGGCCCGCACGCGCCACCTGCTGGACCAGTACGCCCCCAAGCGCGCCGACGGGACGCGCAGCTTCAACCTGCCCGCGGGGAAGGACCTGGCCGAGATCCGCGACGCCCTGAAGGTGCTGAACGACGCCCACGAAGGGCCGGTCGGCGAGGACGCCGCGCCCCTGGTGAAGGAGGTCGCCCGGTTCAAGAAGATCGCGGAGCGGACCGCGGAGCTGGAGAAGTACGTCGACTCCGGCAAGCCGATCAACACCCCCGGCAAGCCCGGCCGCGACTACGAGGACCGGGCCCTGCCCGACGCCGGGCCCCTCGGCGAGCCCACCTGGCGGCCGAAGCTGTCGAGCATGGCGGCCGCGAAGAGCCGCGCGCAGGCGATCGGCATCGACCCCAAGACCCTGGGCAAGACCCAGCAGGTCCCGCTGGCCCACGTCCTGGACCGCGGCACCCCGAACGCCGGCCAGGTCGACGCCACGAAGCTCCGGCTGAAGCCCGGCGCGGACAGCCAGGCGGACGCCGTGCCCCCGCTGGTCGTGCGGAAGATGCGCAACGGCGGCTACGAAGTGCTGAGCGGCCGCGAGAGCTACCACGCCGCCAAGGCGCTGGGACTCAAGCAGGTACCAGTCATCATCGCCGACGGCGCGAAGCCGCCGGCGGACGTCCCGAGCGAGAACCGCGAGCAGAAGCCCGTCCCCGCCACCGAGGCGGACCTGGCGAAGCGCAAGCCCAAGGCGCCGGCCACGCCGGTCGAGAAGACCGACCCCGCCCCGCTGCGTCCCCCGGGCCCGCGCTGGACGAACAACCCGGGCGCGATCCCGGGCGAGCCCGCGCTGCTGCTGGACGTCAAGGACGGCGACCCCGACACGGCCGCCGCGGCGGTGGTCGAGGTCGAGGTCGAGGGCAAGGGGGTGCTGTACGAGGCGCGGGACGCCGACGGCAACGTGATCGCGCGTGAGGCGACCGTCGAAGAGGCCGCGGCCGCGGCCGAGAAGGCGGTCAAGCCCAAGACCGACCCGGCCCTGGACCAGGACCTGAAGATCGCGGGGCTGGATCCCGCGGCCGAGATCCTCAAGGCCGCGCGCCAGCTGGAGACGCTGCGCGAGCGCCGCCGCACCGGCGGGGGCGAAGAGGCCGACGACGCGACGATCGACAAGCTGGCCGCCGCCATCCAGCGGGACCTGGCCGCCTACGGCGAGAAGTTCGGGGAGGACGCCGCCGACGCCCTCCTGGAGAAGATCCAGAAGACCGAGAGCGACTGGAGCCTGTTCAACAAGGACAAGGCCCGCGTCACGAAGGAGCTGAGGGAGTCGGGCATCTCCAAGCTGGGGGACACCCGCGCGAAGGTCATCCCCGCGCCCGGGTCGAGCTACCCGGCCGACTCGTTCACGTTCGAGCTGGAGACGATGGGCCAGCGGGCGACGTCGCCGCTGCGCTTCCCGACCATGGAAGAGGCGGCCGACGCCGCCGCCAAGGAGCTGCTGGGCCCCGACCCCGACGAGCTGGAGGCGAAGCGCAAAGCCGCTACACTGCCCCCGGCCGATTCAACGGGCCAGGAAGGAGTCACCAGCAATGGCGAAGAAAGCGATGACGTCCAAGGCGACGACCAAGAAGCCGGCGGGCGCGATGCGCAACCGGACGGCGACGGCAAAGACGTCGACCAAGGGCAAGGGCAACAAGGCGAACAGGGCGTAACCGGCACCGAGCCCGGCGCCGGTACGGACCCCGGCGCCGGGTCTCACACTCCCCCCTCCACAACCCACGGCGACCCCAAGAAGGCGGCGAAGCTGCGCGCGCTGGCGGACGCCATGCAGCCGCAGATCGACAACAAGCTGCGTCCCGCGATCGGCGACCAGCGGCCCACGCCGCGCCGCCAGCGCATCGCCGAGCAGATGCGCCAGGAGGGTCTCTTCCTGGAGAAGGTCCAGCTCCTGATGCGGAAGCTGGCGGACCTGCACGACGCGAAGGCGGTGCCCGCGTCGCTGCTGAACGTCGACAACCGCGCGCAGGCCGTGCGGGCGCTGCAGGCCCACGGCGGCCTCCACGCCGAGACCCAGCAGGCGGCGCGGGACCTGGTCGCCGGCGTCAAGAGCGCCAGCGCGGCCGAGATCGAGCTGAAGCGCCTGACCGCCAAGCTGGTGGGCGTGAAGATCCCGGGGTTCTTCCCCACGCCGCCGGCGGTCGCCGACCAGGTGGCCCAGATGCTGGCGATCGAGCCGGGCATGTCGGTCCTGGAGCCGTCGGCCGGCCTCGGCAACCTGGTGGAGGCGGTGCTTCGCGCGCAGCCGGCCGCCGACGTCGTGGCGATCGAGCGCTACGGCGACCTGCGCGCCGTCCTGAAGCACAAGGGGTTCAAGCTCGCCGGCGTGGACGACTTCACGCAGCTGGACAAGGCCCACAAGTTCGACCGCATCGCGATGAACCCGCCCTTCGAAAACGGGCAGGACATCGAGCACACCCTGAAGGCCTGGGAGCACCTGAAGCCCGGCGGCGCCCTGGTCTCGATCCTGAGCGAGGGCGTGTTCTACCGCCAGGACAAGAAGGCGACGGCGTTCCGGGAGTTCCTGGAGGAACACGGCAACCCCAGCGACGTCTACAAGCTCCCCGCGGGCACCTTCAAGGACAAGCTCACCGGCCACGACACCAACACCGCGGCGCGGATCGTGAGGATCTCCAAGTCGATCAAGGCGAAGACCGCCGAGATCGACCTGACGGAGACGGGCGACCACGACAAGCCGATCTGGACCTGGAGCCCCCACCAGTTCGGCGCCATGGGCTACGAGGCGAGGCGCTCCGGCGCCCTGTGGCGGATCCTGGACCCCGACGAGGCGCTGGTCTGGACCGTCAGCCACACCGAGGGCGTGCCCGTCGGCAGCTCCAACAAGGCCTTCGAGCTGTTCCGCCAGCACGTCGAGCAGCTGGCGATCGACAAGGGGCTCTACAAGCCGCCGACCGCCCTGACCCTGGTCTGGAAGGGCGAGGGCGCGAACACGGGCCGCAACGCGACCATCGTCACCGCCGGCGACCCCGTGCCGGCCGTCTACGCGATCGTGGACGCCGACGAGCTGCAGCCGAGCCACAACCCGATCACGTTCAAAGCCAACCCGCTGTACCCGACCAACGTCCAGGAGCGCGACTACGCCAAGGACAAGGAAGAGCAGGCGAAGGTCAACCGCCAGGTGACCGACTTCAACCCGGCGCTGCTGCTGACCGACAACCCCGACCCGACCAACGGCCCGCCGATGGTGCTGCGGAGCGGCCTGGTGATGGGCGGCAACAGCCGCACGATGACGATCCAGACCATCTACGGCCTGGGCAAGAGCACCTCGCACGACCCCCGCGCCAAGAGCTTCCGCCTGCAGACGATCGAGGCGGCCGAGCGCTTCGGGATCTCCACCGACGTCGCCAGCGGCTTCCGCAAGCCCGTCCTGGTGCGCGTCATCGCCGAGCCCACCAACGACCCGGCGAAGATGCGCGAGCTGGTGCGCGCCCTGCAGAAGGGTCTGACGCAGGAGATGAGCGGCGCGATGGACGCCGCCAGCCGCGCCCGGATCCTGATGGACAACCCGGACGCGCTGCAGCGGCTGGAGGCCCTGCTGGGCGACGACGACTCGGTCCGCGAGCTGCTCGAACAGCCGATCAAGACCGCGCGGATCCGGGACTGGCTGGTGGGCAGCGGCGCGATGAGCCGCCAGGAGGCGGCCCGCTACATCCACAACGAGACCGGGATGTTCAACGCCGACGGCAAGGCGCTGATCGAGCGGATCCTGCAGGCCGTGGTCGTGCCCGACGTCGCGATCTTCGACAACCTCCCCTTCCACACCGCCAACAAGGTGACCGGCAACCTCTACGGCCTGGTCTTCCCCAAGACCAAGGGCGGGGATTGGGACTACACGATCGCGCTGAACCGGGCGCTGGTGGCGTTCTTCCGCTGGCGCGCGAGCGGCGCCCCGCTGGAGAGCTGGCTGAAGGGCCAGGACAAGGACGGCCAGGCGCTGATGGCGAAGGACCCGATCGCCGACGACCCCCGCGGCCGCGTGCTGCTGGAGCGCCTCGCCGGCGACACGTCCACCGTGTGGCGGGCGCGCGTGAAGGCCTTCCTGGAGTTCGCCCGGGACGCCGACCCCAACCAGACGGAGATCTTCGCCGGGGCGCGGGCCAGCGCGAGCGACGCGTTCCGCGCCGCCTTCATGCTGACCGAGCCCACGGGCCCCGACGGCAAGAGCACGATCCCCGAGAAGAAAGCCTCCGGCGGCGGGTTGTTCGGCGGCGGCCCGGCGGCCTACTACGAGCAGCTCGATCGACTCCGCGAGCTGCTGAGCTGGCCGGAGAACATGAGCCCGAAGCTGCGCGGGATCCTGGGGATGCCGCGGCGGGTGGCCGACGCGACCGGGGTCGTGATGATGAGCGGCGAGGCCGGCCCCCTCGGCGGCAAGCCCGTCGACGTGGCCAAGCTCCTGGGCGACCCCGAGACGGCCGAGCACCTGACGCGCATCGCGACGTTCCACCTGGAGCAGCACGCCGACGCCGGCGACAAGCTGCAGGGCCGGTGGGCTACCGGGGTAGCGACGGATTTGCGGTCGATCCTCCGGGACCTGGGGTACACTCCCGACGGCGACACGTTCACGGACCTGCTGGAGAAGCTCTGGCAGCAGCTGAGCGACGACGCCGACGTGAAGGACGCCCTGGGGGACCTTCCCCCGTTCAACAGGAGGCAGGTAGCCGGTGGACAACGCAAGTCGAAGGGCTCTGGTGGTCGAGGCTCTGCACCAGCTGGAGGACGAACCGGCGGGGCCCCCGCGGGGGGTGGACAGTCTGGGTCAGGACCTGTGGGAGGTCCTGGCCTTCCGCCCGACCAGGTCGATGGACCGGGTGCCGATCCCGGAGTGGTTTCCGACGACGGACCCGACGACCTTCCTGCGGACGCTGACGGGGACGATGGAACTCCTGGCTGGGTCCCACCCGGGCAGCGGGCTGACTATCTCGCCGCGCTCAACAGCGAACGCGTTGTGCCTTATGCACCGAGGCCTCCGCAGCGGGCTGGACATCACCACCCCCGAATCCTTGTCGAGTCTAAAGCCCTCGCAGGCGTGAAGCCCGGGGAGCTGGAGGGCTACGAGCCCGACCCGCGCGCCGTCGGCGACCTGTCCGACCCCCAGCGCGACCAGGTGGCGGCCGTCGGCTACCGGATCGAGCACGCCGACGCCGGCGCCCTCGTCAGCGACGACGTCGGCGTGGGCAAGAGCCGGATCATCGGCGGCATCATCGCCGACCAGGTGCTGCGCGGCCTCGGCGGGATCCCCCGCGCCGCCGCCCAGATCCTCGTCCTCACGAAGAACCCCCAGAACGTGGCGGACCTGACGCACACGTTCCACGAAGAGATGAAGGGCACGTTCCGCCCCCTCCTGGAGGGCGGGCTGACGATCCACGCGCTGGACGACGTCGGCGGCGCCGTCAGCAACTGGGGCACGACGCCGCCGGCGGGCGCCCCCAAGCCGTTGACGAGCGAAGAGTGGTACGACCGACTCCCCGCGTTCCCCGAGCTGCCCATGGGGCCCGGCCGGTCGTTCTGGGTCGTCACCCTCAACCACATTCGCCAGGGCCAGCGGCTCAACCTGGACGCGTTCACGAAGCTGGACATGGCCGGCAAGAAGATCGACGCGCCGCTGCTCGATTGGGTCTACAAGATCGGCTACACGGCCGACACCAAGCCGGACGCGAACGGGCTGACGTGGCTGCTGCCCCCCAAGGACGCCTGGGGCCCGCCGGCGGCGCCCGCCGGATCCACCGACAAGCCGCGCGTGGTCCTGGCCCACACCTACAACCTGACCCGGCACCTGGCCGAGCTGCAGCGCTGGGGCCCGACGCTGGTCATCGTTGACGAAGCGCACCTCTACGCCAACATCGCCGGCGACGCGCAGCGGGCCAACTCCCTGGCCGCCCTGACGTCGTCCGTGCTGTACCCCAAGTCCGGGCCCCACGGGCACCTGGTCTACATGACGGCGACGCCGGCGAGCGACATCAGCGCGCTCCAGTTCATGTACGGGCTGGGACTGTGGGCCCCCGAGGACGCCGTCAAGAACCACCTGGCCGGCGACAAGATGGGCTTCGACGCCTGGCTGCACAACGCGACCGGGGTAACGAAGGCCGGCAGCTGGCGCGAGAGCATCGCGACGCCGATCATCGAGCAGCTCATGCGCGAGCTGAAGATGGACAACGCGTACCACGCGCTGGACTTCTGGCGCGGCGGGTTCACGTTCGAGATGCGCCAGGCGAAGGTCACCAAGGTCGACACCGACGCCTACGACGTGCTGGCCGACACGCTGCTGAGCGCGATCCGCCTGTACCAGGAGGCGCGCAAGCTGGTCGGGAAGGCCCCGAGCTGGCCACGCCCCACGCCGGCCAACTTCGAGCGCATCGCCAACGGCGAGGACATCCCGCACGACGAGAAGAGCGCCCCCATGCGGCCCGACGGCCAGGCGATCTTTTTCGTGAAGCGCCTCCTGGTGCAGTTCAGGATGCAGGCCGCGATCGAGGCGGCCAAGGAGGCACTGGCCCGCGGCGAGCAGGTCGTGTTCAAGGTCCTGGGCGTGACGGAGACCGCGCTGACGGGCGACGGGGGCAACCTCGGCGCCGTGTTCGACTCGATCCCGCACTTCCTCCCGCTCCGCAACAAGGCCGGGCAGATCAAGGGCTGGCGGGTGAACGACGGGGTCCGCGGCACCGTCGACAACCTCCGCGCCCGCGCCGCGCACCTGGGGAAGGGCTACAAGATCCTCTCCCCCCTCAAGCAGATCCTGGACGAGTTCGGGGAGTCCAACGTGGCCGCGATCGTCGGCCCGACGGCACCGAAGGACCGCGTCGCTCAGAACGCCGACTTCCAGGCGGGCAAGCGCAAGGTGGCGGTCATCTCCCCCGCCGGCACCACGGGGATCAACCTGCAGGACCTGGGCACCGGCAAGCGGTTCATGGTCGTGCTGGATCTCGATTGGGACAGCAAGGAGTTCAAGCAGTCGCTGGGCCGGGTCGACCGGGCCAACCAGACGACGAGCCCGGGCGCCGTCACGATCTACACCCCGATCGCCGGCGAGCGCAAGTTCCAGGCCACGATCGCCGCCAGGATGAAGGCGCTGGGCGCCATCGCCAAGGGGCAGACCGACGCCGGGGCCACCGAGGACGCGCTGAACGACTTCGACATGGAGTCGAGCACCTGGCACACCGCGATCAACCGCGTCATGCAGCAGATGACGTTGGGCGAGCGGGGCATGATGCTCCACGGGGAGAAGTTCGACGCCGAGGGCGAGATCTCCTGGCGCGACTTTCAGAACGACCTGATGATGCTCCCGGTCGCGACCGGCAACGCCATCTACGACAAGGCCGAGGCGATCTGGAAGGAGCTGGAGGCGCTGGACGAGGCCAACCGCGGCGGCCGCGTCGCGCGCCGCAACCGCGGCCTGATCCGCGAGACCGCCGACCTGGACGAGAGCCGCCAGTACCCGCTGCAGCTCCACACCGTCGAGTCGGTCACCGGCGAGACCTACGGGATCCTCTCCGGGAAGATCCTGACCCGCCCGGCCAAGAACACGCCGGCGAAGGTCATCACGGACGCCGTCTACGGCAAGCACGCCACCCAGCTGGAGCGCAACCAGTTCGTCACCATGCAGCAGGGCGACCGCGTCGTCACCGGCCTGTACGTGCCCCGCTCGAAGCTCCCGATCGTGAAGGCCCTCTTCGGCTACATCCCGCCGGCGCCCGTGGGCCCCGACGCCAACGGCCCCTTCCCGCCCGGCAACAAGGCCGGCCGCGAGACCGGCCCGATCCTCAACGCCGTCAGCGACGACCTGCCGCCGGAGGTCCTGGACAAGATGCCCCCGCGCGCGGCGCTGCTCGCGCAGGCCCCGAACCTCCCGCCGGCGACGCTGGCGTTGAAGCACAAGCCGCGCGGCAAGCTGGTCACGCGCCAGCAGCTCACCGACCACGTCATCAAGCGCATGCGCTTCTCGATCGGCGTGGGCAAGCACCACCTGTTCCGGCCGCTGCGGGCGCTGGGCTTCTACCAGAGCCCCCACACCCGGATGATCCGCAACCACGCCGCCAACCTGATCGGCACCACCGCGCACGAAGCCGGGCACGCCATTGACGACATCCTCACGAACCTGACGCCGGACCCGGCCTACGACGCCGAGCTGCTGCCCCTGGGGCGCCGCACGTCCAAGCCGAGCTACACGAAGGTCATGGTCCGCCGCGAGGGCGCCGCCGAGTTCTTCCGCACGTACGTCATCGACCCCAAGGCCGCCTACGCCGCGGCCCCGACGTACGCCGCCTGGTGGGAGAAGGAGCTGCAGACGAAGCAACCGGAGCTGTGGCAGGCGGTGCGCGAGTACCAGGCCCTGGTGCAGCAGTACATCGCGCAGGACCCGGCCGAGCGGCTCGAGGCGCAAATCGACTGGAACGGCGGCGGGCCCACCTTCCGGTCGCCGCTGGCCACCGAGACCACCGTCCGCAGCTGGTACCAGAAGTCGATCGACCGCTTCGCGCCCCTCAACTGGGCGCGGCAGGACCTGAACAAGACCAAGGCGCCGCTGCCGACCAACTTCTCCGGCGACGCGTACGTGCAGGCCCGGCTGAACGCCGGCAACCGCGCCATGGTCGACGGCTGGGTGCGCTTCGGCGTGCGCGACCGGGACGGCACGGCGCTGGCGCCGGGGCTGCTGCCGATGCTCCACTCGCTGGGGATCCGCGGCGGCCGCCGGTTCATGGAGCTGGAGATGTACCTGCTGGCGCGCCGCGCCAACTACCTCTACGACCAGGCACTGGCCGGGAAGCGCAAGCTCAAGAACGTGGTCGACCCCGCCGGCGGCCCCCTCGGCGTCACGCACGACCAGGCGAAGGCGACGATCGCGAAGTACGACTCGCCGGCGTTCCGCTCCGCCGCCAAAGCAGTCAAAGACTGGAACGAGGCGGTCTTCCGCTGGCTGCAGGGGTCGGGGTTCTTCGAGCCCGGCGCGCTGGCCAAGATCCGCGCCATGAACGAAGAGTACGTCCCGATGTACCGGGTGCTCGACCACCTGGCCGGGGACGGCGGCGGCGGCAAGAGCCTGGTCGACAAGGGCCCGGCCTTCCACATGATCCGGGGCTCGGGCCGGATGATAAAGCGGCCGATCGAGACCATGATCCGCAACGTCGCGCGGATCGTGGACCACGTCGAACAGAACCGCGCCGCGGTGCTGATGTTCAACGAGATCCGCGGCAAGGACGGCGCCGGCCTCTGGGCCGACCGCGTCGCGCGGCCGATCAAGGGCGTGACGTTCGCGCTGTCGGAGATCAAGAAGAGCCTGATCGCCGCCGGCGTCGACCCCGACGACCTGAAGCCCGACAAGGTCACCGGCGCCCCGCCGAAGATCGACCTGGACACCCTGGCCACCGTCTTCCGGCCGATCGCCCACAACCCCCGGGACATGGTCATTGCCCTGCGCGTGGGCGGGAAGATCCTGCTCTGGCAGGTGCACGTCCCGATGCTCTATGAAGCGCTGACGGGCAAGCCCGACGCCGTACCCACCAACAACGTGATCCTCCGGCTGCTGATGATGATGCAGCAGGCCATGACGATCGGGTTCACCCGGACCGCGGAGTTCGCCACCGGCAACATGCAGCGCGACCAGGGCACCGCGTTTCTACAGTCGCGGTACGGCTACAAGCCCTTCTGGGATTTCGTGTCGGGGCTGCTCCACGCCGTCACCGAGGACTCCACCTACCAACTATGGCTTCAGTCCAAGGGCGGCGCCTCCACCCGCGTCGGCAGCTATAGCGACCCGCTGGAGCACTCGATCGGCAAGCTGAAGACGAGCCCGGGCCGCCGCGCGCTGGGGCTGCTCAACGTGCCCCTGCGGATCCTGGACGTGATGGAGTACCTGAGCCAGAACTTCGAGAGCGCCACCCGCATCTCGGAGTTCGCCCGGGGCATGGCCAAGGAGGGGTCGGGGGTCGAGGGGCTGAGCCGCTCCGGCCTGGCGTCGCGTGACGTGACGGTCGACTTCAGCCGCTCCGGGACCTGGGCGCGGGAGATCGGCCAGTGGAAGGCGTTCTTCAACGCGAACGTCCAGGGCAACGACTACTCGCTGCGCCACCTGGTGGGCCGCGGCGGCACGGCGAAGAGCCGGATCCGCGCCGCCCTCAACTTCATCGCCCGCGGCCTGGCGGGCATCACGGCGCTGTCCCTGATCCTGCACTACCTGGGCCGGGACAACCCGCACTACCAGGAGCGGTCGCTGGAGCGCGAGAACTACTGGCTCATCCCGCTGGGCAACCCGCGCACGACGGACTCGTTCCTGCGGATCCGCAAGCCGCACGAACTGGGCGCCCTGTTCGGCACCCTCGGCGAGAAGATCATGGAGGACCTGATCACCCGCCACCCCGACCAGGTGAAGGACTACGTCGCCAGCCCCGGGGCGGCGCTGCAGATGGTCGCCTACCTCATCCCCTCGGCGATCCAGCCGATGGTGGAGGTCATGGCCAATTACGACTTCTACCGCCGGCGGCCGATCGTCACCCCGGACCTGAAGGACCTGGAGCCCGAGCTGCAGTACAACCGGTACACCAGCGAGACGGCCAAGGCGATCGGCCACGCGCTGGGCGTGTCCCCGGTCAAGGTCGACCACCTGGTCTACGGCTACTTCGGCACCCTCGGCCGCGACGCGACCACGGACGTGATCGACCCGCTGGTGAACCTGCTGAAGGGGCGCAAGGCGCCGGCGGTCCCGGACCGCGGCGGCGTCGAGCAGCGGATCCCCGGCCTGCGTCTGTTCTTCTCGAAGGACCTGACGCCCGGCGCCGCCGACAGCGTCAACGACTTCTACCAGCTGGCCGACCGACTCCGCACCGTGAAGCGTTCGATGAAGAGCTACACGGGCGAGACCCTCGCGCGGTACGCCAAGGAGAACCGGGACGTCCTGGCGAGGGAGCTGGACATCGAGACCGCCGAGGACGGGATGAAGCTGCTGCGCGACCAGGTGCAGAAGGTCTACGTCGACCCCGACCTGACCGCGGCAGAGAAGCGGCGGCGGCTGCAGCTGCTGGGCGATAGGATGGTGAACGTGGCCCGCGGAGCCCTGGGGCGGCCGCCCCTGCCGAGCCGGGCCGAGAGCACCAACTAAGGAGCCACCTTGGCCAAGAGCCCGAACGTGCGCGACGTGATCAACGATGGTGTGACCAACGCCGAGCCCGCCGACCCGCCCCTCGACCCCGGCGCCCTGGAGTGGGGCCGGCGCCTGTACCGCGAGCTGCAGGAGAAGGACCGGCGGTGCCTGCTGCACCACGTCAAGAACAAGACGCTGGCCATGTACCTGACGGCGCGCGGGACGACCGCCAACATCGCCTTCAAACGGCTGACTCTTCCTGGAGGGATCGACGCCAAGGCAGCCGATAAAGAAGTCGCGGAGACCTACATCAACGTGCCCCCCGACACAGACCCGTTGGACGGGGGAGCGGACCGTGAGTTGCGGCCGCTGCTCGCTGAGTGGGAGAAGGGCCAGGGGCGCCCGTTCGTTTCCCCTCCGCGCCCAAAGCCATGAACCTGCAGAGCCCCACGGGCCGGTCCCTCGCCTGTTGCACCCTCCTGGCCGCCGTCGCCGGCGCCGCGCACGCGCTTGCCCGCAAGCTGACACTCCGGGAGACTGCCGTCGCTGCCCTGGTATCGGGCTTGGGCGGCCTCGTCGTCGGTCTCTTGTGCCGCTACGCCTGGGGCGACAGTCAGCCGGAGCTTACGGCCGCCGTGTGCGGCGTCGCCGGCTGGATGGGCGGCGCGACCGTCCTGGACAGCCTCGGCCGCGTGGCCTGGGGGATCCTGTCCGAGCGGTACCCGGCGGCGGGCGAGACGCCCGTGGAGCCCACGCATGAAGTTCCTGCCACGACTCCGACTCTTCGCCTTGTTGGCGGGTTTGGCCCTGACGACGACGGCGGTGGCGACCGGCTGCCAGGGTTGCAGCCAGGAAAAGGCCCAGCAGCAGGCGACGCAGGCCGACGCGACGGCGCAAGCGGCGAAACTGGACAGCCTCCGGCCGCGGCTTGAGCAGGTCGCCAGGGAGCACCCCGACCAGGCGGACGCCGTCGCCGACGTCATCGGCAACTGGCCCACACGCCCCGAGCGCGAGACCTACGACAAGGCCGCGCCCCTCATCGCCCTCTACCAGGCGGACCACCCCGACGATCCCGGCACCGAGCCGGTGATGAAGTCGTGGCGGATCCGCCTGGACCGTTTCGGCAAGTAGCCCCCAAACCCCCAACCCAAGGAGGCCCTCCCGTGGCCAAAGCAAAGAAGGCCGCCGCCGCGGCCGCCGCCGACCCGTCCGGCCTGATTGACCCCGACTCGATCGAGGCGCCCGACGCGGCCGCCTCGCTCCTGGAGCTGCTGGGCGACTACGGCCCGAAGGCGAAGGTCGCCGCCGAGCAGGTCTGGAGGCTCACCCTCGCCGACCTGGCCGCCGCCGCGCGGCAGACCGTCGAGACGATCGCCCTGACGCCCGACCAGCTGGACGTGCTGCGGTCCGCGGCGTACCTGAAGACCCTCGCCGTGTTCGTCGCCGTCGCCCCCGACCAGGAGGACGTCGACACCGCCAAGAAGGCCACCGCGGACGCCAAGAGCATCATGGCCGACGTGGTCGCCTGCGAGCTGCTGGCCAAGGTCGACGTGCAGACGATCATCTACCGCTCGCTCCAGGTGGTGCTCGGCCGGGCGATCGACGCCGCCCTCGGCCTGCTGACCCGCGCGGCGGTCGTGGCCGTGGTGGCGTAGACTTCGGCCTCTGTGCCGTGGTAAGGTCCGCGGCGTCACGTAAGGAGGCAAGTTGTGGCAGCGACACGGAAGCCGGCGAAGGCGACTACGAAGCCGAAGCCCAAGGCGACGACCAAGAAGCGGCCCGGCGCGGTCTACCTGATCGGCAGCAGCAAGACCCCCGTCACCGCGCGGATGGCCCCCGCGATCAAGGCGTACTTCGAGCAGATCCTGGAGGTCTACCGCAGGGAGTTCGGCGTGCCCCCGGGCGACCTGGGGCCGATGATCGTGTTCTGGGCGCTCCGCGAAGTGCCCCGGTGGTGCCAGAAGGTCGGGATCAAACTGCCGCCCCCGCCCGAGCCCATGGCCTGATAGGGGTCCCCCGCCTCTGGCGATGCGGACGGACACCCCCCCTGTGAGACCCCCGGCGCCCTGAACGCCGGGGGTTCTCGTTTATCCACAAATCCGGTGGGTGGACGGTGCATAAGTACCGTGGTATAGACGCCCGCGCCAGGTTGTTCCCAAAGCCCCGAAAAGCGGTGGACATCCTGGCGCTTCCTGGCGCGGGCGCGGCACTTTCGCAACAGGCGCCGGGCGGCCCGCGGTGGAGCCTGTCGCGGGCGCGGCCCTTTCGCGACACGTTCGCGCCAGGATGCGCCAGGTTGTCCCCGGGGGGTGGGGTCGGCGTAGGCTGATGCCTATGCCATGGTTAAGACGGTTTCTTCGGAGTTGTTCATACTTCCAACAGGCGTCACTACGGCTACTGCTGTGTTTGAGAACCTCATTCAGGGAGAGGATCTTGAGACCACCACCCGCCCGCCGCCGCTTCGTTTTCAACGCGCACCTGCTTGAGCAGCTGACCGACGCCAACCTCCGGGCCAGCTTCCACTCCCACACCTGCCCCGGCTGCGCGGTCTGGAAGCTCAAGAAGCGCACCTTCTGCGGATCCTGCTGGAACAACCTGCCCGAGTACCTGCAGGGGCCCCTGCTCGCCGACCAGCTCCGCGAGGGCTACGACCTGGCCGTGCTCGGCGCGATGCGGCACCTGGGCCGCCAGCGGTTCATCACGCCCCCGGTACCGAAGGAGCTGGGGTACGACAACGCCCCGGCCAAGTTCGAGGCGGTGAGCGCGGAGCTGTGCGCGCGGATCGTCGCCGGCAACGTGTGCCCCAAGTGCGCGGGCGACAAGTTCAGCGGCGCCGTGTTCTGCCGCCCCTGCGACTCCCGCCTCGGCGAGTACATGGCGACGGTCTCCCGCCGCGGCCCCACCCACGACGCCACGCTCTTCGGCAGCAACCTGGCGGCGGTCCGCGAGGACCTGGAGGTCGGCAAGCTGCTGCACGGCACGCCCGACCAGGTGGTGCGCTTCCGAAAGGCGCTGTGCCAGGCCGTGAAGGTGATGAAGGAGAAGTCCCTGCACTTCAGGAGGACGCCCGAGTGAGGCAGACCAACACGACCCACGCCGCGCGCCGCTGGCCGCGGGAGCTGCGGATCGAGGGCGACGGGCGGATCTGGCGGATCGTGTTCGACCGCTGCGCGTCCGGCCCCGAGCCCCGCCCCGACCTGGGCCGCGGCTCGCTGATGGAGAGCGCGAAGATCGACCACCTGCGATCGGTCCTGGAGCGCGCCGGCTTCGTCGGCGACGGGCCCACGCAGATCGACCTGGCCAACAAGACCGGCGCCGAGCTGTGGCGCCGGAAGGAGAGAGGGAGCTGATGGGCATCAAGACGTCGAAGGCACTGAGGGAGAGGATCGGGGGCCGCACGTTCGGCCGGCACTGGCGGCCGCCGCTGGGCACGCCGCTGCCGGGGTTCGTCTGGATGGCGCTGCGGATCGAGCCGCCGACGGTCACCCACCACGCCAAGCACCTGGCGCCGGTCGGCAAGAAGGGGGGCGGCTGGAGGATGACGCTGGCCGACGACCCGGCCCTGGTCGCCGCCCGGGAGCAGTACCTGCTGTCGATCCCCGAGCGGCCCGTGCCCCTGGTGCCCCTGCGGCCGCCGATCGTCCTGCACCTGTGGTTCTACTGGCACCGGTCGAGCCCCGACGGCCAGCACTGCCACACGGTCAAACCCGACGCCTCCAACGCCACCAAGGCCCTGGAAGACGTGCTCTCCCTCCGGGGCTATTGGGACGACGACGCCGAGATCTCCGACCTGGTCGTGCACAAGCGGTGGACGTCGACCCCCGGCTGCGTCCTGGTGTACGCCCGGACCCTCGCCGGCCCGACCGACCCCGGCAACCGGATCGACCCCACCGAGGACCAGGCCCCCTACCTGGTGCATCCCGTCCCCTGGCTCGTCCGCCAGGACCTGCAGGCCCTCGGCCAGGCCTTCGCGGCAGCTCGAGCGATTGAGAAGCTGGGCAACCTTCCCGGCGAACGTAAGCCAAGCAACCCAAAGCGGGTACAGCCGTGGCAGACACTGGCCAAGGGGTCGCGCCAGGACCGCCCTGGCGGCTCGCCCGCTGCCCCCAGAGCGACGAAGGGGCCCGGGGGTGGGGGTACGGAGGGGGGGAAGCGCCAGAATCGCTCCGGGAGGGCCAAGCCGTGACGCCACGCCAGTTTGACAGCGTCCAGGCCGCCCGGTCGGCCGAGGCGGTGCAAAAGCTCTTTCGGGGGTCGTTTTCGAAGTGGGACGCGCTGGGCTGCGTCCGCCGGGTCCGCCCCCCTCTCCCGGGGGAGAAGATCCCCCACCTGGTGAGGCCCCGGCCGTCGAGGCTGGAGGTCGGCCCCTGGCCGCACGACGTGTGGCGGCGCGTCGAGCAGCTCGTCCAGGAGGGGCGGGTGGCGGCGACGTCGTTCACGACGGTCCGGGACCTGCACACCGCCGACGTCTCGCTCGTAGAGATCGAGGCGGCCGGCTACGTCCACCAGCTGTGCATGAGCAGCCGCGAGACCTGGGGCGTTCGGATGGCTCAGTACACGGGCCCGGCCGGCTACTGGTCGATGCTGCTGTGGCGCCTCCGCGCCGCCGGGACCCTGACCGTCCACCGGGGGGTCGTGTGCGCGATCGACCGGTCCCTGGGACTGACGGCGCCGGCGCTGTCGCCGATCGCGTGCCCGGACGAGCGCACCTTCTTTCGGCTGGCGCGGACGAGGTACCGGGAACCGCACGACCGTCTGGACCGCGGTAAGGACAACGTCAATGATTGGGCGCGGGGACTTCTCCCCGAGTGGTACCCGCCGGGCGTGAAGGTCTACGCCGACCCCTCCACCGACCCGGCACTCTTCTCCAACGTGAAGGACGTGGACCCCCGCTTCGTCGGCAAGGACGCGGACCGATGGCTGAGAACGTGAAGCCGCCCAAGGGCGGGCGGCTGGCCAGGTACTGGAAGGACGAGGCGGACCGCCTCGCCGAGCGCGTGCTGGAGCTGACGCGCGACAACCAGCAGCTCCGCTACCAGGTCAACCGCCTGAGTCGCCGCGCGACGTCGCCGGCGTCGCTGGGCGAGATCCTCAAATCGGAAGGCTGAACAATGGCGGCAAGCAACGGCGCGGACGTCGACCGGGCCCTGGTCTCGGAAGCCACCCGCGCCATGGCGCGCGGCCAGGTCCTGACCGACGCGGAGCTGGGCCGGGAGACGGCGGCCTTCGTCGCGGCGAAGGAGAAGATCATCCTCCGGCTCGCGGAGCTGAACGCCGAGGTCCGCACCGCCGCCGGGCGCCTCGCGCGGGAGAGGTACGCCCACATCTGCGCCGAGCAGAACCGACTCCGGGCCGACCTGCAGCGGACCGACGCCAGGCTGAGGGAGCTGAAGTCTCTGCGGCGCGAGGTCGCCGAAGAGTGGCACCAGGAGAAGTCCCGCACCCGCCAGGAGATCACCGACCGGCTCGACAGGGTCGAGGCGCTGCTGAAGGAAGTCCTCCGCAGGATGAAAGGCTGACCCATGACCCGCAAGACCTACGCCTACCACAAGCCCAGCGAGCTGGGGCTGGAGAAGATCGCCGTGCTGCGCGCGGCGTTCTCGGACCTGCACGACACGGTCGAGCAGCTCGCGCCGGCGTCGCGCGAGCGCTCCGTGGCCCTGACCGAGCTGGAGACCGCCGCGATGTGGGCGATCAAGGCCGTGGTCTGCAACGACCCGGCGTCCGAAGTGGCGGGTTGAGTCGGCGGCGGCCGTTCCCTACCGTGGCCCCGATGATCGACTTCAACCGGCCGGGGTCGGCCCTGTGGTTCGGACAGACCGAGTGGGCGCGGCAGGGGTCGCCCAACGGGTACCTCTGGGACGAGGACGCGGACTTCCCCCGGAAGTTCCTGGCGTACTGCCGCGAGTGTGCCCTGATCAACCAGTCGATGCGGAGCCAGCTCTGCGTCTGGTGGAACGTCGAGGGCGAGCGCTGGAACGGGGTCAACAACGAGCACCCGCAGCCGGAGTGGGCGTACGTCGGCAACCCGCGCCACACGCCGCCGTGCCTGACCACCAACCTCCTGCGTGACGGGCTGAACGAGTTCCTCACGCGCGGCGTGCGCGTGTTCGCGACGGTCCGCAGCTCGGAGATCTGGATCGACCCGTGGGGGCGGCCGCGGCGCCTCTACAACACCAACCACCGCAGCCGCCTGTCGGAGACCTTCGACTGGATGGAATCGGTGGGCTTCAGCGGCGCCTACTACGACTCCAACGCCGGCCAGGCCGCGCGGCGGAAGTGGTTCCCCAACCGGATCCGCGCCCGGGCCGCGCTCCTGACGCCGCCGCTGGTGTCGGCCGAGACGGTCTTGCAGGCCATGGCCGACGCCAACCTCGGGCCCGCGCTGAACCCGTGGGGCGGCGGCGGCTTCGACGTGTTCGGGGAGTTCGGTGACGAGGCCTACGACGTCAACGGGATCGGGATCTGGACCGACGCCCGCCTCGGCGACGTGCGCTTCAAGAACCCGACCAACGACCCGGCCGTGCCCGACGGCGTGGCGATGCAGGCCGCCTACCGCAAGCGCCACCCGCTGGCGTGGCGCGTGCTCGCCGGCTGCGACGAAGAGCACCGGCTGCCGGAGTACCGCGAGGCGATGCGGACGGGCGGCGCGATCATGCTCTTCCCCGGCCAGGTCCCGATCGACCGACCCGAGTGGGGCAACACCTGGCGCGTCTACGACTTCTACGCCGAGCTGCACGGCTGGCCGAAGCGCGAGGAACGCCGGCCCGGCGTGGCGGCCGCGGCGATGCCCGGCGGCGGCGACGGCGACCGGCGGATCCCGGGGATGCCGCTGAAGGACCTGTCCCTCACGCTGCAGCCGCGGGAAGAGAACGACCTGTTCAAACCGGAGGCCATGAAGTGAACCGCTCGATCTTCGGCGCCGTGCCCTCGCACGTCTCGCCCGACGCCGGCCAGGCCCATTGCGCGGACCTGGTCAAAAGCGCCTACCCGTTCGGATCCCCCTCCAAGGCCGGCAGCCGCAAGCCCGAGGACGGCGCGCCCGAGCTGGACCCCTCCGGCTGGCCCAAGGGCGACTTCGGCGCGTTGCTGATCGCGAGCCCGGCGCCCGTGTGGCCCGGCGTCTACGTGGTCCGCGGCCGCTTCGAGAAGCAACCGACGCTGTCGCTGATGAGCAGCGCGGGCGAAGTGAAGAACGCGACCTTCGAGGCCTCGCCCTCCGGGACCTTCCAGGCCGAGATCCACGTCCCGAGCCCGAGCAGCCAGCTGTTCGTCCGCTGCCAGGGCGGCGGGCGGTGCTACGACTTCCAGGTGTGGCGCCCCGGCTACGCGCCGGCGCGTAACGCCAAGGGGCCGACGTGGACGCGGGAGTTCGTCAACTCACTCCTGCCGTTCGGGATCCTCCGCACGCTGGGGCTCGCGCGCGTCAACCACCTGGTGGGCGCGACGCTGGCCTCGGTCCCGCGGCCCGAGCAGGCGACGTGGAACGAGACCGGCGTCCCGTGGTCGGAGATCTTCGAGCTGGCGAAGCTGGCGGACATGGACGTCTGGGTCACCTTCCCCTACGCCGCCCCCGACGAGCTGGTGCACTGGATCGCCAACGAGGCCAACCACGCGCTGCCGTCGGACGCCTTCGTGTGGTGGGAGCACGGGAACGAGACCGCCTGGAACTGGCGCTTCAAGCAGACCGGCGCCAACCACGCCGACGCGCAGCAGCTGGTCGCCGACGGCGACCCGTACGGCTACAACGACCCCGAGACCAACGCCGACGTCTGGCGCTGGCTTCACCACGGCCGCCACACGATCCGCATCGCCAGGATCCTCCAGGAGGTCCTGGGCAACGACCGCGAGCGCGGGATCCTCGGCCTGCAGTACGGGGACATCTTCTACGCGAGCAAGCTGCTGGCGTGGATGCGCGCCAAGTACGGGGAGCTGGACCAGTACCTGGTGGCGACCGGGATCGCGCCCTACTCCGGCAGCGGCGACCCGGCCTTCCTGAAGCGCACGGACCTGGCGCGGGACGACGTGCTCGCCTACATGACGCGCGAGGCGGTCAACTTCCCCGCCTCGGACAAGTGGGGCCGCCACTTCGCGCTGGCCGCTCAGTACCGCCTCGGCGTCGCCGCCTACGAGCTGGCCATGGGGTTGGGCGAGGGCGGCGACACGCGACTGCGCGGGCCCGACGGCAAGGTGCTGAAGGACCCGAACGGGAAGGACCAGGACCCGACGCGCTACGCCAAGGCCGCCGCGATGATGGAGCCGCAGGCCGGCGTCGCCGCCGGCGTCTACTTCGAGAAGCTCTTCTCCGGGCACCTGGCCGCCGGCTGCCACATGACCGTCGTGGACTCCTGGAGCCCGAACGGCTGGTACGCCCTGGCGCCGGACGCGCGTCCCGAGCAGCTCGCGGCCGCCCCGCGGTACGTTGCCGCCCGCGACGTCGCCCGCCGGTACCAGGGGCCGCGGTACCCGGGCCCGCGCCCGCCCGTGGTCAAGCCGCTGGCCAGCTCGATCGTCCTGGAGGGGATGAAGAGCCTGGTCGCCGAGCTGCAGGAGCGGGGGCTGTGAACCCGGGCCCTGCCGCCACGCCATTGCTTCGGCATTAACCCCGGATGGGGGGTCGAGCGGAGAACAGGACCCGGGGCCACAACCCAACCCGGGCGTTTGCCCCGACGAAAGCGCGTGACACCGATCGGGGCCCAAAGCCGGCCGCCCGCGTGGGCGGCCGGTTCTCTTTTGACCGGTGCTTCTCTGCCGTGGTATAGAAGCCCGTCCCACAAACGCCTTTCAGGGAGGCACGCGATGACGACCAAGACGACGGAGGGAACGAAGTTGAGCAGGGAGGACCTGGCCAGAGTCGACCAGCTGGCGGAAGAGGGGCGGATCCTGGACGCGGAGGCGAGCGAGCTGCGCAAGAAGGCCAACAAGCTGGCCGGCGACGCGAGCAAGAAGTTCGCCGAGGCCAACCTGATCCTGCGCGGCAAGGCCGAGGTCGAGGGCCCCACGCTGTACGACCCGCCGCCGACGCCCGTGTCGCTGCCCGTGTTGGTGCCGGTGCTCGAACATGAGCCCCAACAGGAGCCCCGGGATGAGCCCAAGGGCCCGCCGGTCGACGCGATGCGGCTGGAGGTCCAGATGCCCGGCGAAGAGCCGCGGTCGGTGGTGATCGTCACGCACGCCCCCGAGGGCGACCCGCGCTTCACGCCCGAGGGCCGCGGCTGCTCGACGTTCAAGGCGGACGAGCTGGCGATCGACCCGCTGGCGCTGGAGCTGGCCTTCAAGGCGGCGCGGCCGATCTTCCCCGGCCGCACGGGCAACGGGCCCGACGACGAGACGCCGGCGGCGTTCCGCCCCGAGCTGGGCTTCGGCGACCTGGTCCGCGCGTTCGCCCCGCCGGTGGCCTACGCGGCGGTCCGGTGCGCGATGTGGAGCGACGCCGGCCAGGGGATGGCCACGTACACGCTGTGGCCCGTGGTCGCGTTCGAT